TGCCTCTGTCCCCGGCGGTGGCGGTGCCTCTGTACCCGGCGGTGGCGGTGCCTCTGTCCCCGGCGGTGGCGGTGCCGCTGTCCCCGGCGGTGGCGGTGCCGCTGTCCCCGGCGGTGGCGGTGCCTCTGTCCCCGGCGGTGGCGGTGCCGTACACGACCGCCTTGCCCTCGGCGCCGTGCGCCACGATATAGGCCACCGCCTCGTCGCGCTTCCCGACGAAACGGATCGTCACGCGCTTCGCCTTCGCCTTCCCTCCGCCGTCTTCGGTGATCTCGACGACCTCGGACGCAAGCGCCTCGAAGACGATCCACTTGGCTTCGTCTTCGGTGAGCAGGAGATCGGCCTTGCCCTCTCCCCACAGGAGGCCGTGGAGACCACCGCCGCAGATCGGATCCGGGTTCCAGTCCTTCGCCTCGACCTTCGCGCCGACCCTCAGCGGCCAGACGAAGCCGCGCGCCCTGTCGGACGGGCTGCGGCCGTCGGCCTTGACGGTGCGGAGGAGTAGGACGGTTTCGCGCTTGGCAACGATCCGCTTGATGGCCTTCGCTGCGCGGCTGGTTCGCTTGGGCTTCATCGGTCTCCCTCCTTCACGTTCGCCTCGTTCAGCAGGCGCGCGGCCTCGTCGCCGTCGATCACGTTCAGCAGCGGCAACGGCATCTGCGTCCCGGGCGTCGGTTCCTCCGCGGGCTGGCCGTCGTCCATGACGATCCGCACCTTCTCCTGCACCGTGCGCGTGCGCTCGTAGGTGATGATCCTGAGATCCTCGCTCGTGGCTCGTCCGCTCATGGCGTCTCTCCCCTCCTTCACGCGACCCAGCGCATCGCCCGCAGCGTCCACACTCGACCGTCTTTCTCGGCGACCACGGCGACGATGTGGTCGCGGGCCCGGGCGTCCACCCAACGCAGGCGGAGCAGTTTCGCGCCGTCGCCCACGCACTCCGATGCTGCGCGGGCTGCGTCCGCGGCGATGACCGTGCGCAGCGCGACGGGGGACAGCGCACCGGCGCTGATGTCCTCGACGAGGTAGGCGCGGTGGTCGGCGGTCATGCTGCACCCTCCGAGCTACGGCGCGTCGGCAGCGCCGCGAGAACTTGCGCCTCGATCCAGTCCTCCAGGTCCTGCTCCCGCACGAAGACGCGCCGGCCGATCCGCGTCGTCGCCAGGGTCCGCTCATGGAGCAGCGTCTCGACGGTGCGGCGCGAGACGCGCAGGGCGGTGGCGACTTCGGAGATGGTCAGAAGTCGAGGCATCGCTACGGCGACGCCCCCGCCCCCGTGGCCATCCCGCGTTCCATGTCGGCCACGGCGTCGAGCACGCGCACGAGCGCCTTGTCGGACGCCGACCTCATCTGCTCCCATCGGTGCGACATGGCGATGAACTGCGCCTTGCACTCCGCAACCGCCGCCGCCGCCTTCGTCCGATCCGAGAGCACGGGAATGACGGACTCGACCCGGCGCTCCGTCTCCCCCTTCCGCGGCCCGGACGTGTAGCGCACCGTGATGACGTGGGTCAGCGGGAGCCCCTCCGAGACCGACCCATCCGGAAACCGCACGTCCACCTCGATGGAGGTCTTCAGTTGGTGCGCCTCGACGAGGCGGAACTGGCGCGCCGCCTCCGAGTCGTCCCAGGTGAAGGCGTCGTGGATGGGCGACGACTTGCGCGACGCCTCCTCGACGATGGTGGCGTTGTCGAGCCCGCCGCGCTCCCGTTCGATGCGGAGCAGTTCGCGGCCGTAGGGTTCGGCCTTGTCCTCCGCGATCCGCTTGGCCGGGGACGTGTGGAAGGCGACGATCTTCGGCTTCGACGCGCTCACGCCGCCACCTCTTCCGCGGAACCCTTGGTCAGGGAGACGGCGCCGAGGGTGAAGCGACCGAAGCGGCCCGACCGCTCGGGACGCCACGCGCCGATCCCGACCTTCCTGCCGGCGTGGTGCAGGCCGTCGAGCAGCCGGTCCTTCGTGATGACGTCGGCGTCGAACTCGATCCGGGCGTTCAACTTCCAGCCCTTGAACGAGCCGCGGTAGACGTCGATCAGCTTCCCGCGGCTGTTGCGCGCGATGTCGTGGCGCATGATCGGGCCTTCGACGGCGACGATGGGGAGCATCTCGTCCACCATGAACGTCGCGCCGTAGACCACGGGGGACGTGTCGCGGGCGTACTTGGGGTTGATCGGGTTGAACCGCTGGAGGTACGTGGCGAGGGCGCGCTGGATGGCCGACGACGGGAAGAAGAAGCCGTCCGCGCCCTCGACGCGGTAGAGGCTCGCGCGGAACTGATCGTCGGGGCCGCCGGTCGGCTCGGCGGCGTCGAGGTCGTCGGGCAGATTGCCCTTCAACGCCTTCGCCTTGCGGGCCGCCTTGTCGGTGATCTTGGCGATCTGCTTCGGGGCGGAGGAGCAGATCAGGTCGGTCGCTCCGAGCAACTCGACGTCGAGCACCTGGAGGTTGGCCTTGCGGATGGTGATCTTCGTTCCTTCGTTCTCGCTCATGTTCCCTCTCCTGTTCTCCGGTCACTCCGAGCGCGCGACATGCGCGCTACACGGACCGGACGGGCCGAGGCCCCTGTGATTCGCTCCGCGCGGCAGGGCCGTGCCCAGCGCGACGGGGCCGCTCCTGGCGGAGTTGCGGGGACCAACCCCGCCGAACGAACCGATGCTGTGATGCGCAACGCGGCGAAATGCGGCGCAAGGCGCGGCGCGGTGTCGTTCCATCGGTTCGTTCGGCGACGTGGGTCGCCTCTGTGATTCGATGTGCCAGACGTAGGGCCGCAAGGCGGGGCACGTCCAGGCGCCGCACGGTTGCGAGCATCTCGCCCGCCGCGAAACCTCCGTGAAGGACTCGCGGCGATCGGGGTGATCGCCTCTGGGATTTGAGGAGCGGAGCACCGCGCTGCGGAGCCCAGGCACGCACGGGGATGCCCGGCCAGGTTTGCGGCTTTCCGCCGCCGTCGAGCCGGGAGCGATCCCGGACCGGCGGCGAGGGGAAACCTCGCCTCTGGGATGTGCCCGGCGCGGCGCAGCCACACGTCGAGAAGCGCGGCCCAGCGGCGTCGTTGCGGCACCTCTGCCGCCGTTGGGAACCAAGGCTGTGATGTGCGAGGCGTGGCTGTGCGTAGCCAAGCGTTGCGCGGTACGAACATCCTCGGTTCCCAACGGCGAGAGACGTGCTCCCGCCTCTGTGATCTGGTTTGACCCGCTGGGCGATGCGTGGACCGGATCCGCTGCGGGTGAAGTAGCCACGGACGCCTCGAACGGGCGGGGCACGCAGACGGCGCTTGTGCAGGGCGACGCATGACGTCCCCGCCCGTTCGAGATTCCCGTGATGGTTGGATCGCCCTGCACGAGTCACACGCTACCCGCTACGCGCTAGCGTGTCAAGGAAAAAGAGCACGCCTGAACACGGGGGCAGGGGACAGCCGAGTGCCCAGCGTTTACGCTCTGACCGTGTCGAAGATCCGCGAGCGGGTTGCGGCCCTGATCAGGACCCTCGGAAGCCAGACCGATGTGGCGCTTCTGCTGGGCATCTCGCAGAACACCGTCTCGGGTCTCCACACGGGCAAACTCCTCGACGTCTCCATCTCGACCTGTCGCAAGATGATTCTCGCGACCAGGGGACGAACCGAGACCGAGTGCATTACCGCGGACGACTGCTGCGAGTTGGCCGACCTGATTCTTGCCGACAGGGGAACCGGCCCACCGCGCCCTCGTCTTGCCGCGGGGGGCCGGGGGGACGAAGGGGGGACGAAGGGGGAGTCGTCGCGCACGAGGGATTCCCGGCGGAAGTCCGACCGGCCACCGGCGAGGTGAGCGATGCGATTCGAAGCGCGGCGCCGACTCCCTGGACCTGCATCTACTTCCGCACCGGCGACCCGCGGTGCTCCGCCTGTCGTCGCCGCGAGAAGTGCGAGCGGCTGAGGGGGCCGCACTAGGAGGGGACGATGACGAAGCGACTACCGCCTGCCACGCCGCCCGCCGACGTCACCCAGGACGAACTCGCAGCCGCGGTGGACGAGCACGAGCTCGAGCACGAGGCAAACGAGCCGCGGCGCGCCGGGCCGCCGGGCCTCTGGTGTCTCGTCGGCTTCGCGCCGTCCGAGGAACCACGGCCGCGCAGACGGAAGCGACTCGCCAAGCCGAAGCCGTAGCCCGTGGGCGTCTACCGCCACCGCTGGCGCAACGGCCGCGTCTCCTGGTACGCCCGATGGAAGTCCGGCGGCGTCGACCACCGCGAGGCCGCGGGACCCACGCGCGCGCACGCGCTCGCGCTCCTGTCCAGGCGCATCCGCGAGCGGCAGGAGTCCCGTCACGGCGTCCACGTCGGACCCACCGGACCGGGGCCGACCGTCGCAGTCGTCGTCGCGGCGTACATCGCGCACGCCCGCGCCCGCGGGAAGCGAAGCGTCGAGCGCATGGACCGCCTCGCCGCGCACGTCACCGCCGCGAAGTTGGGCGCCCGGCCGGCGGGCGGCGTCCGCGAGGCCGACCTCGACGCCTACATCGCGCACCGCCTGTCCGACGTCGGACCGGCGACGTGCAACCGCGAGGTCGCCCTCGTGCGCGCGGCCATGCGCGAGGCGGAGAGGCGGCGCGAGATCCCCCGGGGGTGCCTGCCGCACTTCGCCATGCTGCGCGAGCCTCCGGGCCGGTGCCGGGTGCTCTCGCCAGAGGAAGAGGACCGGGCGCTGACGAAGTGCCCGCCGTGGCTCCGCCCCATCGTCCTGCTCGCGATAAACACCGGGTGCAGGCAGGGCGAGATCCTCGGCCTCCGGTGGTCGTCGGTGGACCTGGCCGGCCGGTGGCTGCACCTCGAGGAGACGAAGAGCGGGGCGCGGCGGGACGTGCCGCTGAACGGCGCGGCCGTCGCTGTCCTGCGGGCGCAGATGGGCGGGCATGGTCCGCTGGTCTTCCCGACCCGCCGCGGCACCCGCATCACCAGGAGCAACCTCGACCGGGCGTGGCGGGCGGCATGCCGGGCCGCCAAGGTGCCCGACTGCAGATGGCACGACCTCCGCCACACGACGGGCGGCAGGGTGGCGACCGAGACGGGGAGCCTTCTGGCCGTGGCGACGCTCCTCGGCCACGGTACGCCGGGCCACCCCCACCTGGCGATGGCGGCACGGTACGGCCACCTCTCCGACAGCAGGACCCGGGAGGCCGTTGAGGCGATAGATCGGGGACGACGCGGGGGAAAGGAGGTGCCGCAGGAAGGAATCGACGGGGAAGGTATCTAGGCGGATTGGTTATTATTCGGGGTGTAACTCAGCCAGGTAGAGTACGGGCTTTGGGAGCCGGTTGCAGGCAACGCGGGCGGCGTTCCAAGTAGGCGGGATCACTTGGACGGCATCGGGATCACGGGGGAATCAGGATGTAGACACCGCACCGAACCGCACGGGGCCGCGACTGGCGGTAGCGAAGGGGGACCACGGCGGGGACAACGCCCGGCCTCCTAGGATGCCCCCAGTTGCCCGATCTCCATCCCGTGCCCCTCGGCTAGAAGTCGTACCCCTTCAACTCGCGGTGCACGGCGAGGAACGCCTGCGCGTCCTCGAGCCCGCGGAACAGGTGGTCGGATTTGAGCCCGTTGCAGATCTGGCAAGCCGCGACGAAATTGGAGACGTCGTTGTTCTGCGAGAAGCAGAACGGGAGGTCGTGATCCCACTCCACGGTCAAGATGAGCAGCTTCTTGTCGCGCCAGTGCATCGCCCCGAACGGCTGGCCGCAGTAGATGCACCGGCAGTCCTGGCGGGCAAGGATCTCCCGCTGCTGGTCTACGCTCGGCCGGTGGCGCCGCTGCTCGGGCTGCGTCTCGCGCTTGATGCGCCTCGCCTTCCCGCCGTAGGCCCGGCCGCAACAGGCCAGCCTCCCCTTCTCGATGAACGCCATCGACTCGCAGTCGGGACAGTACCCGCGCTCAATGGCGACGTTCCCGTAGAGGGACACGACGCCCATTCCACGGCGGCGCTTGCCCATGGTTGGATCTCCAATGATTACGCGGATGGTCCGATCCCGTGTCCGCGGCTAGGAACCTTGGGGGTCGAAACGACTGGCGGGGCCCCGACCCCCACGTCACCGGGGGGTCTGCGTCAGGATTCGGGGGCGGTATCGTCGGCGGTTGGATCTTCGGGCTGATCGGCCTTGGGGCGGTAGGGGAAGAGGGGACAGGCGTGGGAGGTGCAGCGGCGCACCTCGGCCTCTGACCACGCGACGCAGGACAGGCAGAAGGACCGGATGGCGGCCTTGCGGCTCTTGCCGGTCATGGCGCGCCGGTAGATCGCGGCGTACTTGGTCGGGACTTCCATCGGTTCACCCTCCTACGTCGGATCACAGAACGGCGTCGCGTCGGGCGGCGGGGGCGGCGGCGGCCTGATCGGCCCCTTCCTGTCCCCCCGGCCCACGGTCAAGCCTCGTCGACAGCGGTGCACGCCCGCAGTTTCGGACACTTGGGCCAGTTCGAAGCCCCGATTTTGGCGTTTTGGTCGACAGCGGTGCACACGGCTCACGCCTCGTCGCGGACTCGCCCGCCGGGAACCTCGACCCACATCGGAGACCGCTCGGCGAACCACGCGCACGCCTGCGCCACGGTCCCGGGAGCGTCCCGCCGCAGCCGCTCGAGGTGGCTGCGCAGCTGGACGATCTCGATCTCCCGGCGTTGGCAGTCGGCGTTCCACCGGCGAGCCAGGGCGCGTCCCACGGGTGTCGCCGGGCATCGGTCAAGGTCGCCGCGCACGCCGGCCAGGTCGGACTCGCGGCGCTCGACGGACAGCAGCAGGGAGAGCGCGTCGGCGAAGACGCCCGGCACACCGGATGCCTCGGCGGCGGAGTCGAGGGTGTGGACCGGGAGGATGGTGCGCGCGCTCATGGGCCCTCCCCGTCGTCCCAGACGAACCGCTCGCAGATCCCGTCGTGGATCTTGTCGGCTAGGAAGTCGCGCATCTCGGACAGGGTCGCCTCGTCGGGCGCATCGTCGCGGTGCTTGTACCAGCGGTAGACGAACTCGGCGGCGATGGAGTCGCAGAACTCGTCGAGGACGGGGGCGATGCGGGGGCGGAGGTGCGCTGGCGCGATTGGAAGGGGCGACCTTCCAATGGGCGAGCCGGTGAGGATGCGCCAGAGGGCGCGGAGGATGGGGAGGCGGGGGCTCACGCGATCGTCTCGATCCCGGTCTCGTCCGGGTAGATGCGGATCACGGCGCGTCCCATCGGCACCGGCCGGTACTGCGCCCGCTCGCCGTAGCCCGCCTCGCCCTCGGTGTACGTGCGCGCGGTCGTGCTCGCGAGCACGATGGCGATGGGGTGGTCCACCAGCGACTTCTCGTCCGCGGAGAGTCCGAGGCGGCACTCGTGCCAGGAGCCGAGTGCGTGGGTGTGGAACTGCACGACGACGTCCGGACGCTCGAGCCCCGCCGTCCAGTCGATCGGCCTCCCGATCTTGCTGCCGGCGGTGCGCCCGGCGCCGCTCCCGTGATGCACGGCGATCTCGACGATGCGGCCCGGCGGCTTCCCGGCGCGCTTCTTCCGACCGCCCGGATCGTTGAACCACACGGCGAGCCGGAAGAGGGCGGAGTAGCCGGCGGCGTCCGCCCCAACCTCGCGGGCCAGCGCTCCGAACGTCGAGGCAGCGCCGACCAGCCGGATCCACTTGTCCTCGTGGTTGCCCTTGAGGAACGTCAGCCAGCGGCCGTCGAGCGGGCGAAGCATCTCGCGCGCGTCGCGGAACTGCTCCGGGATGAGGTCGGCGGGATCGGCTCCGAGGCGGATGCACGACGGGTCGAATCGCTTGTCCCCCGGCGCCACCGCCTCGACGTAGTCTCCGCCGCCGATGGCCGCGTGGCAGTGCGCAGCGGTCCAGCGGACGATCCGGTCGGCCCGGTCGTCGGCGCAGTGGCGGGAGCCCTTGTGGTTGTCCCCGATCAGGCCGACGGCGGCGGAGTCGCCGGGGACGGACAGGCGGCGCAGTGGTCCGGGTCCTGGGACGATCACTCTGCACCTCCGAAGTCGAGGTCGGCGCCGTTCGGGTCGTGGTGACCCTGCCGCCTCGTCACCCCCGCCGCCCGTCCGAGGTCGCGCAGCACGTCCTCGACCGCCTCGTTGGCCGGTCCGACGCGCAGCATGGACAGCGTGCCGTCGCGGTGGACGGTGACGGACTCGCAGTTGTCGAACGAGCGGAAGAGGCTGCGCCCCGCAGCGAAGGCGTCGTCGAGGCGGGAGTCGGAGGGCGTGGGTGCGGGGTTGGGGTCGGACTGTGTGCAGGCGTGGGTGTCCCCAAGGAAGTCGGGTACACCACGACCGGAGGGTGGCCCGGGGGGCGCCGGCGGAGGGGAGTCAACCGGCACCCGCGCCCGGGCCACATTGGAAGCGCGCTGACCCTGTCGAAGGCGGAACGCGCCCTCGAGTCGGCAAGCGCGCGACGAACAGTACCGCGAGGTGCGCTTCTGCGGCGTGAAGGACTTCCCGCAGACGTCGCACGGACGATCTGGAAATCTGCCCATGTTTCTCCCCTTGCCCTTGCGGGCTTCCCCCTCACGGTTCATGAACGGTGCTGTTTCCCGATTCGGGAAACGGCGTCGGAGCGTCGGTCCTCGCGCACCGGCTCGCCCCTCCACAGCGCCGCGAGGTCGAGCAGCACCGGGACTTCGCAGGTGCGGATGACGGCCTGCTTCGAACGCGGCGGGGCTACCGGCGGGGTGGGACGATGCGGACGGTGTCGCTTCGCCATCCCATCGTTGCCCTGTCCTTGTAGTAGGCGTTGAGCGAGTGCTCCGTCTCGACGGCGTAGAAGGGGCCGATGCTTCGCGGGCCCGCGTGGGACTCCCAGCCGTGCGTCCAGACGTACACCCACCCGGGCCACCTGTTCGGCATCTCCCCGTGGAAGAACGAGCGCACGAAGTCCCGCGTCGTCTGCGGCAGGTCCACCCATCGGAGGCGCCGGTTGATGTCCGCGATGGGCGTGATCCGCGGGCTGTACTTGTCGCCCCCGGTGGCCCAACGCCTCGACGTGCATCCCGAGTAGGACGAGACGAACGCGCCGAACGTCTCGCGCCGGCCGACGTTGTGGCGCCTCACGAAGTTCTGCGCCAAGGCCCACATCGTCGCCGGGGCGTCGTCGGTGCCGATGACCGTCTCCACCTCGCAGTGGGCCATCCTCGCGGTCCACAGGACGTCCGAGCGGGTGATGGCGTAGGCGAACCCGGGCGCCACGATGCAACCGCGCGGGCAGGGGTCAGGCGTCTGCTGTAGCGGCCCCGGCAGAGACAGACGCAGCAACGCCAGGAACACCGCGACGGCGATGGTCACCGGCGCGGGTCATCCCCCAGCGAGAGCGTCGCGCAGAAGATGGCGACGGCGACGACGGCGCAGAGCCAGCAACCGAGCGGCAGCATGGTCAGCCCGTCCGCGTGTCGTCGAGCGCGTCGCGTGCCTTCTCGCCCGCCTTCTCGGCGCGCTTGTAGAACTCGGGGAACCTCTCCCCCAGGATTTCGCGGACTCGCTTCGCCGTGACCACGTCCCCGATGGACTCGGCCAGATCGGCGGCGGTGGACAGGATGCTTGCGATTGCTCCGATCACGAACGCGGCGCTCATGGCGTCACCCCCAGCGCGGCCCACACCGCGGCAACGGCACGCGCCTCACGCGCGCACTTCAGCCCCTCGCCACACGGCGGCGGCGGTCCGGGCTCACGGCACGTCGGCCCGTCGCTGCGCCCACCATCGGCCATCCCGCACACGAGCGAGCGGGCGGTGGAGAGCACGGCAGGCGGGTCCTCTGCGGCCGTCCATGCGTCCGTGATGGCGTCCAGCGTCGAGCACGCGGCGCCCGCCCACTCGGCGTCGAGGTCGTCACCGGCGTCGAGAACGTGCTGTCCGGCGAGGGCAAGGCTTGCGAGCGATTCGATGGCGCACTCCGCCGTCGAGGCGCGATCCCACGGCCCCTGCATGATCTCGCACCAGTCGCTGAAGTCGCCGCCGTGCGCCTTCACGCGGTCAACGGCCTCGGCGGCTTGGATCTCGTAGGCGGCGGCGTTCAGGGAGTCCGCGGCGACGGCCGCGCTCGCCATCGCGGAGACGATGCGCTGGCCCTGGCCGCAGCCGAAAGCGAGGCTGAGGCAGGAGACCGTCAGGAGCCCGGCGACGACGACCGAGAGCAGCGTCAGCAGCCAGAGGGCGCGGGGGTGGCGGTAGAGGATGCGTTGCAAGTAGGCGTTCACGGGGTCACCGGCTTGCTGCGTCCGACCCGCTCCTCGATCTTCGCCGTCAGGTAGGCGTCGAGTTCGGCCTGCCCGACTCCGATGGCGGCCTTGAGCACGTCGAGCCCCTTCGTCCCCATCACCGCCTTGGCGGCAGCGAGCGCCTTCGCCAACGCCTCGGCCTTCTGCGCGTCGGTCAGCGGGGCGCCCGGGTCACGGGCCAGACCCGAGATGAACGCCTGCTGCGTCGAGCGCACCGCCGTCGAGACGGCATCCTCGACCTGCTCGAGCAGCGTCAGAAGCCGCTCGTTCGTCGTCTTGCTCGACAGCCACTTGGCGAGCATCCCCAGCGCCCAGATGACGACGGCCGCCACGATGGGAACCGCGATCTCCAAAGCCCTCCAACCGAACTCTTCCATTCGCCTTCCTCCCTCCGGCTCACTTGCCGAAGTGACCGAGCAACCACGCGGCGATGCCGACCCCGACACCACCAAGCGCGGCTGCCACCAAGATCCGAACCGGCTTGAGCCACTGTTCGACCAACGCGCGCCACATCTCCAACGAGCGGATCCGCTGCTCGCACTCCCGGTGCTCTGCACACGTCGGCTTCTCGACGGGTATCACCTGGACCTGCGGCGCCTGTTGCAGCGTCGGGAATCGTCGCGTGTCCGGCTGCTCCTCCTGGACGTACTCCTGCAGGATGCGGCGGCGCCGGGTATCCTCTCCCATCACGCCGCGCGGCGCACCATCGCCGCCTCCGGATGCCGCATCTCGCGCGGCAGGATGAGGCGGGCCAACTTCACGAGCACGGGGCGAGCACGCCGCTGGCGGTCGAGCGCCTTGGCGTAGCCGCGCACTTCCTGCCACGCGAACCGCTGCATCTCGGAGGTCAACTCGCCCTGCCGCTTCGCTCGGATCAACCGCTCGCAGATGCGCCGCAGCACCTCCGGCATCGGCAGGCAGTCCACCGGGCGCACGGCATCCGGCGGCGCGGCGTCGCGGGGTGCGAGCGAGTCCAGCTTCGCGGCACGGTGCAGACGGTCCACCGCGCGTACGATGCGCTTGCGCGCGAGCGCGGGCGGGCACTTGCCCCACCAATGCGCCCACGGCTCGGCCTCGGCGCTGGGCGCGAAGTCGAGCAGCCACTTCTCGAAACGGTCGAGCCGGTTCATCGAACCGCAGAAGTTGAGCAGCTTGCGGGTCGCACCCATGCCGAGGCTGTAGTCGAGGGAAACCGCGAGCCACAGGTTCGGCCCGGCGGTCAAGCCCTTCGTCTCGAACTCGGACAGCCAGCGGGTCGCGTCTTCCCACGCGCAGCGGCCGAGCACCCAGAGCGCCGTCTTGCGGTCGAAGGGGTCGGCGTTCATCGCGTACTGGACGAACCAGGGTTCCTGGCTACGGCCCATCTCCACGAGGTTCGGGTCCGTCGCCACCGCTTCGTCGTCGAGCCCCGTCTCGTCACACTCGCGCACGACGAGGGGTGCCACTGCGACGAAGCCCGAGGACTTGCCGATCTCCGCGGCGTCCTCGCGCATCCCCTGCTGGTAGAGTCGGTCGCGAAGGCCCATGCTACCTCCGGTCGTCATCCGGCGTTTCCGCCGTCAGGTCATCGATCCCGACGCACATCAGGCCGCCGTCGTCGAAGCGCACGAGCGCCTCTACCAGCGCCGCACCGCCGAGGCATCGGGGGGACTCGTGGAAGATGCGGATCACGACGCCACCGCCGAGTCGCGCGTGGGTGACCCGCTGCGATTCGTGGCATTCGTTCATGGCGGTTACGCCACATCACAAAAGTTGGCGATCCACCGGATAAGGGCTGCGCGCCTTCGTTGTGCCCTCACCAATGGCTGGGCATTGATCGCCAACATCCGTTCCCGGTATTCCTTGGTGTTCCAGAGTTTGCACATGCGACGTGACTCACCGTCGCGAAGGTGGTCACTTGCCCTGCTCTCCTTGATCTTCAAACGCTCCGCTGGGCTCGCGAACCTTCTGCGTTGTGCCTCCGACGCGGAATCATGCGCTTCCTGTTTCTCAAAGCGAAGCCGTCGTGCTAGTCTCGCGTGCTCGAGCATCACGGGATCGGTGTGGAGCCTATGCATGTGTTCCCGAACCAGGCGCCGTTCGTCTTCCCCCATCCGAAGCCAGCGCAGTCGCTGCGCCTCGGAACACCTGGCTCGTGTCTCATCGGTCATCTTTCCGGAGTCGCCACCGGCCGTCCCGTTGGTGAGGTGGTATCCCGGGAGCCTTCCATAGTACGCAATCCATGCGGACTCGGCTTCGTTCGCGTTGGAGTCGTCCACTTCGTCAATCACGACGAGACGTGGGACGACATTGTCCCGTAGAAGGGAACGGATCCATGAGCGCCTGTGTGAACGCTCGCTCCTGCGCGCCGCAGTGATGTGCGAGTTCAGGCGCGCCTGTGGACGCATCCCGGTCTTTCCGACGTAGCGGACAACGCCGACCCTGGGATCGATCAGGCCGTAGATGGTGATCATTCGGTTCCAGTGCTGCGATTCGTGGCAGGTCTGCACTACGCCCCGTCCTGCGTATCGCCGCCTGTTCGCGGGTCCACGAGCCTGCTCTCCTGCCCTGCCTGCATGGGTGGTCCTACGCGGCGGCGCGCTACGACAGCGCCACAGTCGTCGCCGTTGGTGACCCTGTCGCCGGGGGGGTACACGTCTGCACTTGTCACCTAGGCGGAGGTTCGGGCGTGGCAGCGGGTCATTGAAGACCACGCGGCCGAACTAAGCGTTGCCGTGTACCCAGCTGGGATGCTGAATGCCGAGGTTCCGGCTCCCTCTCGCATCGCCCATCCGATCTGTACGGAACCGGCCGGAGCGACCGGGGTCACGGAATCGTAGCAGTAGGCGTCGATCTCGTCCCACGAAAACACGGCGCCCTTTCGCCACAGCCAGTCGTTGTGCCGACCGATCATGGCACTGAACACGCCGTTGAGCCAGCCCCATCGCAGACCTCGGGCGGCATTGTCCACGCTACCGAGTGCCGCGATGGACACCGACAGACACGGAGATCCGTTTACTCGCACGATGGCCAACCCGAGATCGCGATCCGCGGACAGGGAGATCATGCTCCATCGGTCACGCGAGATGGTCTTTCCGCTGGTGAACGAATGGGCTACACCGTCTCCGATTGCAAGGTTGAAGGTGTGAGCCGCTGCGGCCCAGTAGAGCTCCCATCCTGTCCAGATACCACCGACGAAGTCGCCCTTGCCGACAACCCCGCGCTCCCCGGCGTCGAGGCTCCGCACCCACCCCATCATCCCGAACGATCCGGCTCCGGGGTTCAGATCGGCGTGATTGACCGCGTTTGCGTTGTTGCCGATGGCCGTGGGACGGTAGCAGGATGCAATATCCTCGACCACTCGGATGCGCCGAAACGGCACATCCGCCGACCACAACCCGCCCGTGACGACATCCGCCGTGCGTCCGATCTCCTCAGTGACCGTCGCACCGTAGCCGGGGTTTTCACACGACCACCATCGGCGCGTGGTGACGGGCTCCGCGATCCCGTCGCGCCAGTCGTCGTATTCACGGTCCGAGATCGCACGCGACAGAATGCGCGCGTCCGACACACAGCCGCCGAGGCAAGTACCGGCGGCACGGATGCGGCCAAGCTCGGCAACGACGCCTTGGATGTTCGCCGTGGCAACGGTGGAGGTCGAGCGATCCTTGACGACGAGCGTCATTGCGCCCGCCGCGCCGCCTGCATAACGCAGCATCGCCGGGACCCACTCGTCAGTCTGCGCGGGCATCGTGTCCGCGAGGGTGTTTCCGATCAGGCCGCCTCCGATGAAGGCACGACCGCCGACGACGACCTCGCCCAAGAACGCGGCCTGATTCGCGGCCACTGTGCCGAACGACACCGCGCCACGGTCCGTCGCCGTGATCTTGATCCGGGGCATGATGCGACAGAGGATCGTGAACGGCGAGTCGGCCGTGAGGTCAGCGGGGATCGTGCCCGTGGCGAGGTCATCGGTCGGGTCGAAGTAGAGCGACGCGCGGCCCTTGAGCCACGGCGGCATGACGGCGCGGCGCGATGGCGATGCCGTGCGTGCGCCGGGGATGATGAGTCTCGTCACTTGCGGATCTCCTCGGCCACGGCCTCAGTCGGCACGGCGACGCGCTTCAACGGACGGACGCCAACCTCAACCGGATGGGGGCACTGGCCGCCTTCGGGGTGAGCGCACAGGTGACGGAGCGCGGTGCTTCCGTCCTCCTCCACGGTCGGGCAGACGGAGAACGGACGCGCCGCAGCGATGGCGGCGATCAGCGCGTCGTACTTCGCCTGCGCGCCCGGCCGAGTGCAGACCCCTGTAGCGTCGGAGTCGAAATCCATCTTGACGGTGATGTTGAGGCAGGGCATGTGTCACCCCACGCCTAGCCGTTGCGGTAGTTGACCGAGTGGGCGCACGTTCCGGCGTTCACCTCCAAGTAGAGGCCGTTGCCGTAGGCGAAGTCGCCCACCTCTTCGTGTTTGTAGCCGTCCGTCGTGTAGATGAACTGCCGCCGGATCGTGCCGCCGACGACGGCGTCATCGCGGAGGTTCACCGTCGCACCGGCCCCACCGCTCACGAGCATGTCAACGGAGTACGTGCGACCAGCGATCCCGGCGGCGACGATGATCGCGGACCCTGCCTGCCACGCGGAACTCGTGGGCTGCTTCTCGATGCGCGCCACGCCACGCGAGGCGTCCTCGAAGAACGCGAGCGACGACTGCGACGACTTGAGCCCGCCCGTCGCGTCCACCTCCAGCGGCCAGTTGTACCCGTCGGGGTAGAGCGCGACCGCGACCTGCGCGGGGATGGTGCCCGAGGCCCACAGCGCCGTGTCGGGCTGGGTCAGCAGGTGGTTCCAGGTGTCGCCGCCAACCGCCGTGCCGAGGTTGATCGCGACCAGACCGGCGGCATTCGACGCCGCGAGCGCCGCCAGCATCAGCGTGAGGGTCGTCGTGTCGTCGGCCTTCTCCGTGAACACGACCGCGCGTCCGGTCGCCAGTACGGCAGTCGCACCGCCCGAGACGACGGAGACGGAGACGCCATGCTGCAACGGGTGGAACGAGATCGTCTTGCCGGCCGCGATGGCGTAGGAGAGGTCCTGGTTCAGGCGGCCGGTCGTGCCGCGGACCTTCGACGGCTGAGCGCCGGAGGTCGCCGGGAGCATCGCCTGCCCTTTGGCGTTGCCGAAGCCGTCGCCCGCCGGGACCTCCGCGTACCCGTCCTCGTCGAGCAGGAAGGCGTTGCCCGCCGAGGTGAACGTGTCCTCCCACAGCGTCGCAACCGAACCGGCCCACGCCGCCGGGAACACCCCCGCGGTGCCGCTCAGGGCGATCAGCGCCGCGGCCTCGGGGTCGGCGGCGATGTCCGCGATCACCTCGGCCAGCGTCGTCGTCGTGAGAATGACGGTCGCCGTGACGGTCTTCCCGCTCACGGACAGCGCACGAGCCGCACCGGACCCGACGTTGAACGTGACGCCGGTCGCCAGCGGGATCGCCGTGTAGCTCAGCCCGTCGCCATACCCGACGGTCACCGCGCGCGGGGTCCGACTGCGGAGCACGCCGCCACCGGGCACCGGAACCACAACGCCGTTCGCGTCGCGCTCGAACGCCTGGAAGGTGTGGACGGTGCGGTCCGTGTAGCAGTAGGCCACGCCGCCCGCGAAGGCGGCCTCGACGGCCCCGACCACGTTGAATGCGAACGACGCGAGCGCGGAGCAAGCGGGGCTCGCTGCGAAGTCTGCGAGGATCTCGGCCGAGGTGGTCGTCCCCGCGATCCACTGGCAGTAGATGATCCGGCCGACGACGTCGAGCGTGCGGGTCGCGCCCGCGGTGACGACGATGGCGACCCCGGCCACCTTGGGGGTGACCGTCAGGACGCACGTCGGGATGGCCAGCGTGTCGATGACGATGGCCTTGGCCTCCTGCATCCGTCCGGGGAGACCGGCGGCAGCGGTCGGCGCGGCACCGGCCACGGGCAGGTAGGGCTCGGCCTGCGCCTTCAGGTTCGTCGCCGTGGGGCTCTTGACCGTCACCTCGTCGGCAACGGTGGCGGCGATGTTGAGCTCCCCGTCCTCGGTCAGCTTGAACGGGACCCACTTGCCGGTGATGGTGCGCCCGCCGATGCCGGTAAGCGCGGCCGTCCGATCGGTGTAGAGCGCCGTCGTCGTCAGGCCAGCGTAGGCCGCGCCGAACGTGTCGGCCCCGGTCCCGGCGACGGAGAGGAGCGCGTCGACCGCCGCCGACAGACCGATTGCGGTGAGCAGATCGGTCACCGTCGAGACGCCGACGATCACCCCCGAGAAGGTGACCGCGTCGCCGATGGCCGACACCGCGAGCGGACCGGCGCCGGTCGTGATCGTCAGCGTCACCCCCGCCTTCTTCGCGGTGACGACGATGCTCTTCGGACCGACCGCGTTGATCTGGTGGGTCAGCGGCTCGGGCAGCCGCAGAGTGATGCCGACGGCGCCGTCCGGCGTGCCGCCCGCGACGGCGTACTTCGGGATCACCTCGAGCCGGCCGGTGTCCACGCGCACCGCTTCGGCCTCGCCCGCCAGGTCGGACTTCTGCCCGGCCATGATGCGGACGCCGAACTTGAGGCGCTTCACGAACTCGTCGCGCAGGAGCTTCCAGCTGTTCCAGGCTGCCATGTGTCGTTCTCCTCTTGTTGGAGGTCAGGCCGCGCGGTTAGGCGTCGGCGATGCTGAAGTCGGCCTCGAGCACGGCGTAGTCGGCGCGGAACTTCTTTCCCGCGGGGCCGCCGCTGCCGACCGTCAGGAGCGGGGACCAGGGCGACTGCGCGATGGCCTGCGCTCCGAGCGTGACCACCGTCCCGTCGATGTTGGCGTTGACCGTCTGGACGCCCGCCGTCCCCGTCAGCCAGACGCGGACCTTGTGCCACGTCAGGTCGGCGCCGAGCACGGTCGACGCGGCGTAGGCGTAGGCCCCGCCGATCAAGGAGTAGACGCGGAAGTGCGTATCCGCCGCGTGATTCCACTCGACTCCCCACCCACCGTTTCCGGCGGCGTTGCGGAAGCCGAGGCGGGTCACAGGGGAGTTGATGGCGTCGGTCCAGATCATCCGCGATTCGATGGCGGGAAGGGACGTGCGGTAGAAGTGGTACCCGACCATCCGCAGGAGGTTCTCGACACCGCCGTCCAGCGGGGCCTCGATGTAGGTCCCGACGTCGTCGATGCTGAGGATGGACCCGGTGTCCACGATCCACCGCTCGTCGAGAGCGCCGGCCGCACGGAAGTCGAAGTGCTCCGTGTAGCGGTACTTCGTCGGGTCGCCCTGGCCGAGGCGCTGGAGCATCCCGAGGATGGTCAACGGGTCGGTCGTGGTCGGGATGCCGACGGACGCCGCCAGCTGGACGAGCCAGTCGGCCCAGCGGTCGAGCTGCGGGACGGTCGGCTGGTAGCCCTCGGCCACGGGGAAGCCGGGGTCGGTCAGCGCCGGACCCAGGGATGCGGATGTGCGGGTCGGCTGGACGGTCAGGTCGGTCGTCATGTTGACTCCGGCTCGGCACGCGCTAGGATGGCGTCATGCGAGTGATGCTGCTGTTGCTGGTGCTCTGCGGGTGCCTGGGTGCGACGGACGAGGGCGGCGACGGGGGATGCACCCCGGACGCCTGCGCGGACCTGTGCGTGGCCGACGGTTACGACGGCGGGGCTTGTATCTCTGCCCCGCCGGCCGGGCCCGCCGAGTGCGCCTGCCGCTAGATCGGGACCGTGAACCACTCGAGATGCGCCGGGCAGATCCGGTCGAGGTACGTCTCGAGCTCCTGCACCCGCGCCGTGTCATCCCAGAAGGCCGCGGTCATGGTCACGAGGAAGGCGAACGTGTTGCCGCCCATGTCGTCGGTGAACTCGTCCAGCGCCCAGAAGTAGGTTCCGATGCCCCATCGCGACTCGATGAAAAGCTGGACCTGCGCCGGGTTCGACGTCATCGGCGTCTTGAGCCAGGTCCGCATCCGGTCGCGCCGCTGTTCGATGGTCCAGCCGCGGGGGGCGACGCGGAGCCCGACCTGCTCCTCCCACAACGCGAGCACGTCAGGGTCTTCGCAGATCCCCGGGTTGGCGTTCCAGACGATCCAGTTGCCCGCGTTGCGAATCAGGGCGAGCAGGTAGCCGAAGATCCCGCGGTACTGCCCCTCGGAGGAGTTGGCGTCGCGCGAGTAGACGCCCGTCCCGAGTTGCGCGCGGAACTGCTCCGCCTCCTCGAGCACGAGGTCCTCGCCGTGTAGCCCGGTGATGCCTGCTCCCCACATGGCCTAGCCCCAAACGATCTGGACGTGCTCGTCCAGTGTCATGATCTTGATCGTCTCGGTGGCGGCCCTGTTGTTCAGCACGTCGCTCGCCGGGGTCGTGATGAGGCACGACTCGACGCCCTCGACGGCGCCGATGGCAGAGTAAAGATCCTGCAGCCGGAGGTGCGGCGGCATGATGCCCGTCTCGACCAGCGGGTAGCGATCCTTCCCGGCCGTGCTCGACGCGCTCGGACCGAGTGCCTCGAACACGTCCGCGATGGCATCCCGCACCGGCTGCCACAGCGGGCCCCCGGGGGTGATCGTGGTCGTGATGGCAACGAGGGACGTGAACGGCCGCGAGACGTGGACCGCGTTCGTCGGGGCCGGGTAGACCGCATCGACGATCCGTTCTTCCGCGAGCAGGCCCGCTCCTGAGAACCCGACGATTCGGTCGCCGACCTCGATCACGCCGGTCGGGTCAACGCCGAGGGTCAGGGTCATCTTGTCGGCGGAGCACCCGTCCACGTCGAACGAGTCGGTTCCGTTCGTCCAGTCCTGCTCGTAGCCCGGCTTCGCGATCACGGTCACCGCGACGACCTGCGCCACGGCCCACGCCGCGAGCCCCTCGACGGTCGGGGTGCAGTTGATCGGGCGTTCCGCGTTCAGCTTCGTCAGCACGAGGGCACGGATCGCGGCCGAGACGCCGACGTTTCCGGGCGATGCCACGGGGACACACGTCACGGTCCCGTCTCCGTCCCATCGCTCGTAGACCGCGCAGTCGTAGACCCCCGGCACCTCGAGCGCCCATGCGCGGTAGTGCGCCGGGTTGCCGGATGCGGGGCGGCCCGCCAGCTGGTTCGTGATGCGGGCCTGCAGCTCGGCGTCCGTCTCGGCGTCGCGCGCCGCGGTCGTCGTGCTCACGACGGCCCCGGTGGAGAGGACGTGCGCCGGCGGGGCCGACACGGTGAGCGGCGTCAGAACGGCCTTGTTCGCAACGGTGCCGAGCGTCACGGCGACGGCGGGCGCGGTCGCTTCGTCGCTCACCCAGTCGTAGGCGGCGATGGCGCCCGTGGTGATGTACTCCGTGCCGTCCGCGTGCGTCAGGACAGCGCCGATGGGGATCACGGGGGTTTCCCCTGGGTCGGAGACGAAGCCGACACGGCCCACCCATGCCGTCGCAACGAGGCGCCCGCTGGTCAGGCACGTCGAGGCCCAGCGGTCGAGCCAGGCGCCCGTCGCCGTGCGCGGGATCATGTTGAGCGAGAACGCCGACAGGTCCACGAGGATCGCGCGGGCGCGCCGCGCGAAGGCGTTGCAGATCTTCCACAGGTCGTCCCCGGCGGAGGTGTTCAGGTCGTGGAGCAGCGGCGAGCCGATCACGCGAGCGATCAGCACGTCGATCATCCGCTGGATCGTCGGCAGCGTCAGGTTGGACATGCGTCTCCCTCGTCAGGTGAACGGGATGATGGCGGTCTCGGGCAGCGTGGCACCGGGGCGCCACACGCGGACCTTCAGGCACACGTCGGAGGCGTCGTTGTAGTAGGACTCGAGGTCGAAGTAGTCGTAGTCGATCCCACGGCCCGGCCGCAGCGCCTCGTCCGCGAGGTTGCGTAGCTGCTCGCCCACGTTCGCGCTCCGATGCTGCAGCGTCATGATCCGCGAGCCGAAGCCGAGCAGGCCGGGCACGGTGCCGACGACGGTCTGGATCCGATGCACGGCGAGCGAGAGCGCGGCCGAGCAACGGCGGAAGCGCCCGTTTTCGATGACCCTGCACCCGGTGTTCGGGTCGATGTAGTAGGAGGTCCGCTGCATCTCCGCCTCAGTCCACCGTCGCGCGAAGATCGGGCCCGCTCCACCCCGCCGCCGCCGTGACCTTCGCGCCCGTCCACGGACCCGCGCCCGTGAGCACACCAGCGGATGCCGTGCGGAGCATGTAGCCCTGGCTGAAGTCGCCCCAACGGCCGAAGATCGTCGGCTGCGTCGTCGCCATCGCCGTGCGGATACCCGCCCACAGGTGCGTGCCCGCGGGGACCGTCTGGTTGAATGCGGCCGTGTTCCTCTTCAGGCCGGTCGTGGTGAGCGCGTCCACCGTGCCGGTCGCGCAGAGTTTCGTCACCGATTGGTTCGCCTTGTTCGGCCCGAGGGGCGTCGAACCCAGGGCGACCTCGGCGGTCTGCGCTCCGGCGCCCGCGCCGCTCACCCAGAACTCGACGAACTTGACGATGGTGTCCGCGCCGAGCTTCCCGAGGTACACCCAGTAGGCCGTTCCGCTCGCAAGCGCCGACCCCGTGTTGCTGCTCGACAGCGACGACGACAGGATGCGCCCGCCCTGCGAGTCTGGACCGGCGGGGCCGGTCGGTCCAGTCGGGCCGGTGTCCCCCTGCGGACCCGTGGGACCCGTGGGACCCGTTGCACCGGGCGTTCCAGCCGGACCTTCCGGGCCCGGTGGCCCGACAGGTCCGGGCGGAAACTCCTCGACCACCCACTTGCGCAGCGCCTCGCGCCACCGCCTGACGCCGCCTTCGATTCCCATCAGACCACGCTGTCCAGGAACGCGAACGGCACGGTCCCCGTGTCCGCGTCCGCGTAGGACGCCTCCGCGACCGCCGGCAGGGTCGCGGGGAACGTCGAGGCGACCGCAAGCGCGAACTCTGCGAACACGGGGAACAACAGGCCGCGCCCACCGATGGGCGCCGCGTCGGCTCCCCAGAACGCCCCACCGACCGGGGCATGCGGCGAACGGAATCCGGCCGTACCTCCCGCGTCTGCGGCCGTCACGCAGAACCAGTACTCCGTGTCCATCGTCAGCGTGATCGGAAGCGCGGCGGAGACGTCAAGCCAGGTGTCGGCCGCGCTCGTCACCGCGCCCGACTCCCAGAGCTTCGCGGACCCAGGAGCGGCCGGGTAGATGGCGAACTTGTACTTGCTCGCCGTCGCCCCGACGCCGAACAACCGCACACGGGCGACGGTGATATCCACCGGCGGCGTGAACTGGACGCAGCGCGCAACGCCCGTGCCGATCTCATTCGGGGTCGGACCCTCTGCGGATCCCATCGTCCACTGTGCGAAGAGGAAGTACGGATCGCAGTTCCCGGCGGTGCCGTACAGCACACCAGCCCACTCGTTCGGCCTGCCCCATTGCATGCACGGGTACGCAGCGGGGTCCCAATACGCGATGTCTTTCTTCTGCCACGTCATCGATCCCCCCGGATCAGACCCACGCGCTCCGCTACGAGCACCCGACCACGGAGTCAACGGTGCGGATGGTCGCACCGAGCCGGTTGAAGTCCGTCGCCGCGCCCATCGTGCTCAACCGCGTCGCGGAGGCATACACAGACAGGCCGGAGAGGATGTAGTCGGGCAAGAAGGCCCGGAACGCCGGCATCGGGTCCTGCTGATCCTTCAATGCGTATGACCACGCGAACCAGATATGATCCCCGCGGGCGATGGCGCACGCCGGGAAGCTCGTCTTGACCGGACCGGGGACACTCCAATCAGCGGAGGTGTCAACAACCTGAAGTGCCGTCAGTGCGTTGGGACCGGCACAAAGCACGGGGGTTCCTGCCCCTTTGCAGATCGCCGCCTCGCACCACGTAGATCCAACGATGGCCGTCAGCACGTCAACGACGACCTCGGCCGCAGTGAACGCCTTCTGTGCGCGGCCCAGGTAGATGGCGCGTGCCTCCTGATCGATCTCGGTCGTCGCGTAGCCGGTGCCGCAGACGGTCGCCGCGGCGACGTCGATCTGCGTCTTGCCGACCGGGTGGAAGATCGTGGGGGCGCACAGGTCTGACGCGGGGGGCTCGAACTCGCTGTTCTGCAACCCGTCGGGTCGGAGCGTTCCCTGTGCCGTCAGGACGTACCCGATCGGAACCGCGAGCGGCACGGCCTACGCCGCCACGACGCGCGTCGTCGTCGCCTGGCACGTTCCGACGCAGACGCCCAACGGGGACGCCACGGGGTCGGTCGTGCGGACGACGAGCAGGGGGACGCCGTCGGAGAAGTCGCGCGCGCCGAGGCTGATCCCGGCCGCGGCCGTTGCGCCCTTGATCTCGAAGTAGTTGGTACGGAGCAGCCGCATGAGGATTCCGCCTGGGGAGAGGATCCCCGCCTCGCCCGTCACCGCATCGGACGGCCGGACGTGCTTGGTGGCAACCATGATTCCGCCGCGCAGGATCCGCAGCACGGCACCGCGCACTCCCGTCTCGGCGACGCTGTAGAAGTAGGGGAGGCTCCACTGCGCCACGCCCGGGAGGTTCTCGGTACGGCCACCGCCGGACGGCCCCGCCATCTGGACACGGCCGCCGTCGTCAACACTGGTCGTGGTCGCCAGCGCAACGACGCGGTCGAGGATGCCGAGAAGTCCGCTCATCAGGTTGTCCACAGGCCCGGCCGGATGAGTTCCACGGTGCAGGTCGGCCCCCCGCGCCGGTAGCCGAAGCCGACCGAGATGCAGTGCAGAACCTCGTCGAGGCACGCGTCGTCGAGCCAGATCGATTCGTCCCGCACCCGGATCCGCATGTTGGGCGCGGGCATGAGCAGCCCGGCGGAGTGCCCGGCGATGGTCGCCGAGTAGACCCAGGATGCCATCTGCGCCTCGCGCAGCGTCGTCTCGGCGCGCCGCTTGGCGGAGGTGCCGTCGCGGCACGAGGCGTCAACCTGCACGTCGAGCTGCTTGTAGCCGCGGGCCTCAAGTTCGGTGTCCACCGCGGACCCGTAGCGGTCGTCGTCGCCGACGACCCCGGAGTGCCCGTAGACCTGCGCCTCGGTCACCTGTGCGCCCGGCTGCTCGACGAGGCGGCTTTCGAGGATCGTCCCCTCCCACGTCTGCCCGCCGGACAGGAGCAACTCGATGTAGAACTCGGCTGGCGCCGTGTAGTCGGGGGTGGAGAGGATCGCGTTGCCCGCGGCGTCGGCCCATATCATCAGGCCGTGCTCGCGCAGGAACGCGCTGTACCACTCGCCGATCTTCTGCCCCGGCTGCGGATGGATCGCGCGGGACTCCTTCGTCTCGGTCAACCGGGACACGGCGAACGTGCGGGCGGCGCCGTCTCGGAACAGGTGCTCCTCGATCTCCGGGTTGGCCTGGTGCTCGTCGGCGTTCGCGCGCAGGACGTGCGCCAGCTCGGGGTCCGCGGCGATCATCCTCGATTGCTCGTCCGGCGTGAGTTCGTCCCATACCTCCGGTCGGCTCAGCATCCGCGTCGTGATGGCGACGCGGTTGGCCCGGTCATCGGCGACGACGGACAGCCCGAACGGCCCGAGCAGTTTCTCCCCGATCTGCTTGACCGTCAGCCCCTCGAGCGAGAAGTCCAACGGGAGCGCGTTGCGGAACGGCTGGCCGAGCAGATCCTCGGTCGAGACGACGAGCACCTGGCCCCGGCTGCGGCTGCACGACTGCTCCATGTCTCGCACGCGGCACGTCGCGCGCTTGGTGCCGTCCACCATGAGCGCGATCCGCGGGTTGCGGCGGAGCTTCGTGATCAGCGCGAGGTAGGTAGGGTCGCCGGGCGCGACGGCCTTGAGTGTCAGCGTCCCGGTGTAGGGGACCTCCTGGATGTTCTGCTTGAAGTCGTATTCGGTCCACCCGGAGTAGGCCGCATTCTCGCGGTCGTCGCCGTCAAGGAAGACGATGCGGAGCCGGTGCGCGAGGTCCACGGGTCACAGCCCGTTCGGCGGCGGTGGCGTGTCGCCCGGGTAGGCGTCCTGGCACTGGCGCTGCACCGTCCACAGGTCATCCTCGCGCTCGCAGCCCTCGGCGGTGTCGACGTCGCAGTCGGCGCGCTCGTCCTCGATGGTCGAGTAGACGTCCTGCAACGCCGATGCCCGCTCGTCCTCCGTCGTGTTCGGGTCGCGCACGGCCGTCGCGTAGTCGTCCACTGCGCTCTGCACTTCGGGCGCGTCGGTCGGCACCATCGTCTGCGCCTGGGTGAGCGGCGACGTGTGCAGTTGCGCGAGCAGGTCAACGCGCTCGTCGTTCGTGTCCTCCTTGAAGGTGAAGGACATCTCGCAGTTTTCCTTGATCGTGTCCCAGTCGATCTTGCCGCGGCTGCCCTTGGCGAAGATGCTCCCCCGGCGAGTCGGGAGGTCGAGCCAGTCGGGCGACGACTGCGAATCGATCACGGCGACGAAGTTGAAGAGGCGCTGCCACCAGTCGGTCCCGTCCCAGCGCACGATCATCTCGACGATCCAGCCGTTGCGGCCGATGTCGTGAACGCGGCGGCCCGCGACGTAGGGCGCCTCGACGTCAACCTCGGAGCGGCCGAAGTCGATCGACAGCCGCGTGACCCAGAGGTCGTGTCCCTTGAAGCGGGCCGGGGCGTCGTGGTCGGTGATGTAGACGCCGGGGATCAGGCGCGAGGTCGGGCGACGGCTCGGCCCTTCGAACGGGTTGGACCGGCTAAGCGAGGTGGTCGCCATCACGTCCCCCCGGGACCCGGAAGCGTCGGCGTGCTGTTCTGCTGCGTGCGGACGGTGGCTGCGGCGGCGACCGCGGGGTCGACGTTGACGATGACGACGGGTGGCTGCTGACGGGTTCCGACGACCGACCCGTCCCCGCCGAAAAGACCTCCGTCCATCGCAAAACCGCTGCCGATCAGTGCGAGCCGCTCACGGAGCGGCATACCCCCGGCAGGGTTCAGCCTGGGGTCTCCGCCCCCGCCGGCCATCGCCTCGTCGCGCCTCGCGGTGTCCGACCACCTGTAGAAGGGGGACGACTTGTCGATGTCACCGTTGTTGCCGTTCAGCAGGGCATCGGCGACGTCTGCGATGTTCTGACCGATGGTGTCGCGAATCCACGTCCACGCCGTCGCGAGCGCCGACCCAAGTTCCCCGAGCGCCCCGATGATCGCCTTGACCGCAGCGACCAGTTCTTCCTTGTGCTCCGCGCCCCACGCGACCAGGTCGTCGCCGAGTTCGTTGAACGGCTGCTTGATGGCCTCCCACAGTTGCGCGCCCGTGGTCGTCTTGGCGACCTCGTCCAGCGCGGCGCCGAGGGCCGCGGCCTTGACGGTCATGTCCCCCGACATCGCGTCGTAGACCGTGCGCAGCCGGCCGAGGGCGCCGTCGCTCGCGATGGTCTCGTTGATGTAGTCGCGGATCCCGGGCGGCAACTTCTCGAACGCCTTGTTCCCGCTCATCGCCGCGTCGATCAGCCTCGACTGCGCCTGGTTCAGGTCGGTCGTGTTGACCCCCAGGTCGTCGAACGCGCCGAGCACCTTCTTGTCCTGCGAGCGCAGGCCGTCCACGAAGCCGCGGATCGCCGTCTTGAGGCGCTTCGGCTCGTTGGCGAACTCCTCGCCGCGGGCCGCAATGTTGCGCATCATGAACGACACGCCCTCCTGCCCCTTCATCCCGGGCAGGCTGGCGATCTCCGGGCCGAGCTTCGACACGAGGGTCAGGAACTGCTCCTCGGGCATCCCGCTTGCGCCGGCACCCTCGCGCAGCATCGCCATGCGCTCGTTGCCGCTCATGTCGGGCGCCAGCTTCGCCATGGCGGCGAGCGCCGGGCCCGCCTGTTCGAGGCTCACGTCGAGCAGCTTGGCGAAGTTGGACGCCTCGACAAGGCCGTCCACCGCGGCGTCGGCGCCCATTCCCAGGTCGTTCATCGCCATCGCAGCGGCGAGCAGTTCCTCGCGCGTGCGCCCGGACGCGACCGCGGCGTCGCCGATCCGGTCCTTCACGCTGGCCATCCACCCGGCCGACTCGCCGAGTTCGAGCTTCCACGACGTCAGCTTCGCCTGGAACGCTCCGGCCGACCGGACCATGCTCATCAGCCCGGCGCCGCCCAAGGCCATCCCGAGCGGCGCGAGCAGGCCGCGCAGCCCGCCCATGCTCCCGGCGATGCCGCCGAACACGTTCTTGAAGGCGCCCCCGATGCCCCGCGGCAGCCCGACCATGGAGCCCATGGAGCGGCGCACGGCGACGTCTACGCCCCCCACGCCAGCCCCCAGGGCCCGCAGTTGCCCCACCGCAGCGCCGACGCCCTGGACGCCGACGATCATCTCCAGGGCTGTGCTCTGCGTCAGGGCCATCGCTCATCGCTCCTTGGGACCGAACAGGGGGCAGCGAACGATTGGGAGTAGCCCCGCCTCGTTCGCCTCGTTGATCAGGGCCACGGCCATCGCGCGCACGGTGCGCCGGTGCTCTTCCTTCCACAGCGCGTCGAACTGGATCACGTCGAGGAAGTGGACCTCACGAGCCGGGCGGCCAAAGTACGCACACAGGCCCGCAGCTTCGTAGGCGGCCATTCGTCCGACGGGATCCTCGTCTGCCCTTTTTTTGACGCGGCAACGACCGCATCGACCTCCGCTTCCGTCAGGTCTTTCTGGCCCGGCGCGATGGCCTTCTGGTGAATCGAGAGCGCGGTCTGCAGCGCGTCCTGCTCGTCGTCGTCGAACCAGTGGCAGAGCTGCTCGATGGTCTCGAACAGGCGCTTCCCCTTGTCCTCCCCGTCGGCCTCGACGATGGCGATCAGGAGGGTCTCCCGCTTGAGCGCCTTGCCGAGTTCCAGCGCGGCGCCAGCGGTGGCGACGAGCACGGCGCCGTCCACCTCCGCGTCGCCGTCGCCGCTCGCCTGGAACACCTTGGCGAGGCTGGACCCCGAAGCCGGGTCGATGATGAACCCGTGCTTCTGGCACCAGGCGCGGGCACGCTCGTGCGCGAGAGACTTTTCGAGGGGGTTGAGGGGCCGCAACGCGATGGTCATCCCGGGGTAGCCCGGGGCCTCAAGCCGCATGGCGCGGTCGCGATCGACCACGCCGAGGGATTTCGCTGCGCGGCAGCCCGACAGATCGACGGGCGGGGGCGGGGCCTCGGCTCTTGTTGCCATGGCGTCCTCCGTGGGGAAGTTGTGCGGGCGGGGCTAGATCAGGTGGCCTCCGGGGCGCGGACGATGTAGCCCTTGAGCGGCACCGTCATCTTGTGGCCCACGGCGCGCGGATCGACTTCCTGGACGTTGCCGACGACGCACTTGGCGAGGTAGTTGCCCTCGGCGCCCATCCACAGCACGTCCAGTTCGGTCGCGCCGCGGTGGTAGGCGCGCCACATGATCGGGCTCGAGTCGGGGATCTCGTAGTCGAACGAGAACTCGCACAGCTGGTTGCCGACCACCTTCTCGAGCGCGATGGCGCCGCGCATCGGGACGTACTGGTGCTCGTCGCCCGCGTCGTTGAAGTTGAGGTCCTGCACGGTCAGAAGCTTGCGCCCCCCGACCTGGATCTCGGCATGGGGAATCAGCACGGTTTCACCTCTCCGGTGCAGCCCCGCCGCCGCGCACTCGGCGCGTCAGGTTGGGCGGGGCTGCGGTCAGGGACTCAGGGCGGCGGCCAGCGGCTAGCCGGTGCCGTATTCCTCGTACTGGATGCCCGCGCCGAGGAACCAGTCGCGGACGAACGCCGGGACCTTCGCGTTGCAGAACTCCGGCGTGCTCGCGTCGCGCTCGACCTCGAACAGCGGGTAGACCGACTTCGTGACGCCCGCGCCGTCGACGTAGGTCTCGTCCACCCACTCGAACCCGACGCAGTCCACGTAGCCGCCCTCGAGGATCGTCTTGACCATGCTCGGGGTGACGCTGTTCTCGCCGAGCTTCTCCGGCGGGCGCCCGTTGACGTCGTCGGCGATGTTCTTGTGCGCGTAGGCCGTGGCGACCTTGGCGGTGCAGTAGACGGCCAGCGCGTCCATCACGTCGATGTGGTTCGTCCAGGCCGCCCGGAAGTCGGGAGCGCCGCCAGTGACGTGCTTGCAGGTGCAGCTGCCGACGAGGCGCACGACGCCCGTGGTGTAGTCGTAGGACAGCGGGGAGACGCCGTTCGACAAGTCCGTATTCCAGTCGGCCTTGTCCGGGTAGTCGGCCAGGGCGATGCCGGTCACGATGAGCCCGGCGATCTGGATGCTGTCGGGCCAGATGCCCGGCCAGTTGTAGTTGCGGGACTCGCCGTCGGTCGCCACGCTGCGCACGGCCGCGACGGCGCCCGCCACGCACCATTCCTCGTTGTAGGAGGACGGGGCGTCGATGATCTGGAAGCGCCAGCCGACCTCGGTGTAGGCGTTGGTCCCCAGGTCGTAGGAGTCGGCCGCGGTGCGCGCGTCGGCGCCCGTGCCGCACCAGCCCAGGATGGCGTTCATCGGCTTGCCGTTCGCCGGGAGGGCCATCGTCTGGATCCGGTCGCGCAGGCCCGTGGTCGCGGTGGTCAGCGTCGCGGTCGTGTTCGTCGTGGGGACGACGAAGTCGATGGCCGCACCGCCGCCGAACGCAGCCGCGTAGGCGGTGGACCATCCGGGGGTGCCGGTCCCGCCGGCCAGGACGCCGCTCGAGTTGGAGATCGTCAGGCTCGTCGGGATGTCGTACCAGCGGTACTTGAGCAGGTTGCCCTCGACGCCGAGGCCCTTCGCGGTGATGATCACGTTCGGGGTTGCGAACGTGATGACCGCCGGGCAGTCGGGGTGCAACGCGTACTCCGCGACGATGGCGGCGCCGATGTCGTTGATCGCCTCGCCCGCCGTGACGCTGATCTCGAGGATCTCGTCGGCCACCTGGAGCTTCAGCACGCCCGCCACGGTCGGCAGGACGGCCAGGGCGCAGGACTTCGTCGCGGCGGTCGCGGCGTTGTCCCCCGCGATGACGGCGCGGATCTTCACGTTCGGCTCCGCGGCGTACATGTTCTTGATGACGCGGTGCCCCGGGAATCCGCGGCCGTAGATGGCGATCGCGTCGGCCTCGGACGTCACGTCGTAGACCGTGTCGTCGGAGTAGGCCACGACGGCGGCGGCGTTGGTGCCGACCACCAGCACCGCGCGCTCGCCCGAGATGGCGCGCACGCCCATCGCGAGGGCGATGGAGAACACGAACATCGGCACTCGGCCGGTCAGAATCGAGGTCATCGGGAGTCACCCTTTCCGCGCGCCGGCCGCTCGACGGCAGGGGCGGGCGTTGCGGGCGCATCCTCGACCACGACGATCTCGCCGTGCCGGAGCGCCTTCGCGTAGAAGTCCGACCACTCGACGGGCTGGGGGCCGCGCCGGATGATCGTCTGCGAGGGCTCGTCGAGCAGGCCCTCGCTGGTGATGCAGAGCGCGCCGCGCTTGCTCCGCTGCTGCTTCCCCGCGGCGCTCACGATGGCGATGTGCAGGTGGCCCACCGCCAGGATTCGCTTGATCTCGGCCATTCGGTTCTCCTCTTGCTGGAGCGGGGGCCTACGTCGTGTCGGCGTAGCGCCGCACCATCTCGTTGCTGGCGTCGGGCTGCTGGTTGAGGCCGTACTTGCACACGACCCGCGTGAGGGCGGCCGTGTCGGTAACGTGCGCGTCCGCGTGGACAAGGCGCACGGTCAGGGTCACGCACGGATACTCGCGGTCCATCGTGCCGTCCGGAAGCTGCGCGCCGTAGACGACGGACTCGACGTGAACCTCGGCGACGTCGCACAGGGTCTCGAGCTGGACCCCCGACTCGAAGCCGGGGTGCCAGCGGGCGATGAACGCCTCGCAGATCTGGCCGACGCGGGTGGAGAGGCAACCCCACCCGTCCTCGAGTTCGGCGCCGGTCTTCTTCCCGAGGAAGTAGCCGATTTCCAGGTCCACCGTGCGCTTGTTGCGGGCCGAGCCTTCGATCTGCGGCTCGGCGCGGCGGAACACGACGAGCGCCGGGAAGCGGGTGTCCGGCGGGTTGGCGGGCATCGGGTACTTGTAGACGCCGCGGACGTGCGGCGGGACCGCGTCGTTGTAGAGCGCGATGGAGCCGCCGGTGCCCGTGTAGCCGGCCGGGAAGGTTCCGGCGGTCCCGGCGATGCTGGCCAGCGCGACGGCCTGGCCGCTCGCAGCCCAGTCGGCGGCGACCTGCGCGTAGGTCGTCACCCCTGGGATCACGGTGATCAGCGCGAACCGTTCGTGGATCGCCAGCGCCCGCGCGGCGCCGGTCGTGATCTTGAACGCCGCCCGGTCCACCAGCGGGGTCAGCGTGATCGTCTTCCCGGTGTCGTAGGTGTGCGACTTCGCCGCACGGGGGCCGAGCGCCTGGAGCGTCTCGGCGACGAGCCCGGCGATGAAGGCGACCTGCGCGTCGAGGTACGCCACGCTCAGGCCCTCCGGAGCCGGATGCGCGGCAGGAACGAGGGCGCGTCTACGTCCTCATCTTCGGTCGTCAGGTTCTTGGAGTGCGCCATCTCGGATTCGTAGGACGCGGCGTAGTGCTGCCAGTCGGAGCGCCAGTTGTCGGCGTCGAGGCCGCCACGGACGCGGCTCTTCCAGCACAGGTCAGCCAGGACGCAGTAGACCTCGGCGTCCCGCAGGTACGTGGTCGGGTCGGAGACGTAGGCCGGATCGATGCCCTGCCGCTCGAGCGCGAGGTCGATCTTGCGCTTCGCCTCGACTCGCTCCGCGTCGTAGTCGAGCGCGTCCTCGCCCGGCCAGTGCTCCGAGGCGCGGGTCTCGACGGTGCGGATGTGCGCGGCTGTGCAATAGGTCGCCGTCATGGTGTCACCGTTGGAGGACTGCCGCGTTCATCTCGCGGATCGCGGTCTGGTAGTCGCGCAGGAGGCCGCTTTGCAGCGCCTGGACTTGGGCTCGGATCGTCACGTAGAACCAGGGCCTCTTTTCCATGCCGCGGGACCAGGGGCGGAAGATGAAGCCGCGCAGCGTCTTCCCCGTGGTTCTGTCGCGCAGCCCGCTGACGGGGATCCTGAGCATCCGCCGCTTCACGGTGCGGCCCGTCACGGGGTTGACGTAGGCGCCGCCCTTCGCGGTGATCAGCTTGTGCAGTGGGCCGTGCATGCCGGTGCCCGTCTCCTGCCAGAGCCCGACGAGGTGTCGGCTGCGCAGGAGCGCGACGAAGCGCCCGCCCATGCGGACGCAGCGCCCGGAGATCCCGGACTTGACGACGGTGGACGCGCGGCCGCGCAGGACGTTGGATGTCCCACGCGACCACAGGTCCATCCGCTTCTGGGTCACACGCGGGAACCGCTTGGCGAAGGCCTGGATCTGCCCGGCCAGCGATCCCGCGTTGGAACGGATCGAGATCACTTCGCCTCGCCGACCTTGGCCTTCGCGGCCTTGGCGGCCTTCATCCGCTCGGCCCACGGCTTCGCCTTCGGGACTTCCTCGGTCGGGGCCTCGACGGCGGGCGGCGGGGGAGGCGGAGCGGGGACGGGATCGGGAGAGACGGGGGCCACGGGCGCCGGGGCGGCCTTCACCGCCACGACCTCCGCGGCCTTCCTGGTCGTGGCCGCGTGGTCGGTGGGCTTCCCCCATTCGGGGATCGCGGCCGTGGGGTGGGGCAGGGGCGGCGGGGGTTCCACCGCCCCCTGTTCGGCGGGGATGAGGGAGAACGAGGCGGAGCCGAAGATGGCGCGGATCTTCTTCAGCATCGGGTCCTTCGCGCCCTCCACGACTTCACGGGAAACCCCGTTGACGAAGTGGAGGCCGCAGTAGGTGCCCTGCTTGCTGCGGAACTGGACGTGGTAGAGCGGGGTCTGAGCGTCGCTCATCTTCGGCTCCTCTCGCAGTGGCGGGTCAGTGGTCGGTCAGGTCAGGCTACGGGGTCGGCGTGATGCCCCACATGCAGGACAGCGCCTGCGAGTAGAACTGCACGAGGCCCACGTCCCAGCCCACGCGGTACAGGACGTTGTCGGACGCTTCCTGCGAGCCGACCGGCTTGGCGAACAGGCCGGCGCAGGTGCGCCCCTCGGCCATCGCCGACTCGGTGCCCGCGTAGACGCCGAACAGGCCGGGGCCCTGCTGCGGAACGTCCTGCTCGACGCCCTCGCTGCCGGGGGTGCCGAGGGCGACGCAGTAGACGCGCCCGCAGTCGGTCGAGCCGCCGCAGGTCTCGGTGATGCCGATATCTTCGCACACGAGGATGGGCGTCCCCTCGAACTGGCGGATCTTCTCGATCCCGTACTGCGGCAGCGCCATCTCGGACACGCTGGCGCCGGCGGCCTCGGTCACGCACTCGGACTGGAGGTCGTTCAGGTCGCGCCAGTTCATGATGAAGACGGCCTGGGTCCCGGGGCCATCCTTGCAGGCGTGGCGCAGGATCCGCATCTTCCGCGGGGTGCAGTTGTCGCCGTTGACGCCGACGGGGTCGATCAGCTGGAGCGGATCCACCAGCCGCACGAGGCCGTCGATCTGGTTCGTCGCGGTCGTGCAGGTCACGTCGTCGTCCTGCGCATCGGCGGCGGGGAGGCCGGCGAACGCGACCACGACCATGATCCACAGGTTCGGATTGCCCGACCGCAGGCGGAGCACGCCGTTGTAGGCGGCGACGTCGACGGACGGGTCGCCGAACGCGGTGTCGCCCGGGGCCCGGAACTGCAGCTGCTTGACGGCGCCGGTGACCTCACAGCGGATGCTGCCGAGGCTCGCGGCCTTGTAGCCGGTGCCGGAGGTGACGGGCATCCGCGGGCCGGTGCCGCCGTCGGGGCCGAGGCCGCGCCAGTCGGCGACCGTCGCCATGGTCACGCCGGTGACGTTCGTCCCGGTCAGGGCGATGGTGCCGAAGCTGCCGTTGACCATCTGGTCCATGAAGGCGCGGGCCACGGCCGACGCCTTCAGGCTGAGCTGCACGCCCATCTGCTTCGGGCCGTCGAGGCGCTCGACGATGCCCATGTTCTTCACGTCGCCGATCACGGTGCGGATCGACGCGTAGCAGTCCTCGAACGTCGCGGCGCTGTCGGTGACGGAACCGCCGGGCCCGATCCAGGACACGGACGGGCGGCTCTTCAGCCGGTTGTAGGCGAACCCGAAGGGCGACGGGCTCCGGTAGAAGCCCAGCATCTTGAACAGGTCGTTCTCGTGCGCGAGCGTCTCCAGGAGTCCCCCGAGCAGAAGGTCGGGGCTGAGCCTGGAGGCATCGGCCAATGCGATCGCGGTCATGTTGTGGTTCTCCCGCCCGCGCTGTCACGCGCGCCGAAATGGCGCTGTCGTCGCTGTCGGGCTGCTACTGCTGCGGGATCTCGGTTGCGCCGGCCGCGGGCGTGCCGCGGGCGGGCGCCTTGGGGACCTGGTAGCCGCGGGCCTCGAGACCCGCGTTGATCCGCTCCTGCGGGGTCTTCGGCTTGTCGGTCGGCCGAACGGAGCGGGCGGCTGCGCCGCCGGGGCCGGGGACGAGCGGGGGACGGTACGCGGCGCGCTCGGGCGTCGAGGCCCACACCGGCAGGAAGTCCTCCGGGCTGAGCACGCGCCCCATCTCGTCCTTCGCCGTGACGACGTCGCCCTCGCCGATGCTGAAGTGCTTCCCGGTCAGCTCGATGTAGTCCTCGGCGGGGATCGCCGGGTTGAGCTTGTGCGCCGTCTTCAGCTTGTCGATCGCCTTCGTCAGCGAGTCGCGCAAGACGTAGTTGCGGAACTTCGTCTCGGACTCCTTGACCGCCTCGGCCTTCGCCTGCTTCGCGGAGTCGAGCGCGGCCAGCGCCTTGGCGTTCGCGTCGGTCAGCTTCTGGAGCTCCGACTTGTTCGCGTCCTCGAGTTCCTTGACGCGCGCCTGCGCGGCCTCGAGCGCCTTCGCCGCCTCCGGGTCCACCGCGGGCTCCGGCTTCGGCTGGTTCTTCAGGCGGTCGTCGAGCGCCGCCTTGAAGTGCGTCTGGTACTCCGCCTTGAAGGCGGGGTCCGCGAGCAGATCCTTGAGGCTGAGGGCGATCTCCTGTTCGGTTCCGTCGGCCAGCTTGATCTTCACGTTCCACTCCAGCCCCGTTGCTGCGCGGTGGGGCGACGCCGCGGCTGCCTGGAAACGGTCCAGGCGATGCCGTCAAGGGGCGCCTCTTGATGGCGCCCATGGTTGGGGGACAAGCCACGATTGGCCGCGTGGCGGGCGGCGTGTTCTCGTTGCAGTGGAGGCGGGGGGAGTCGAACCCCCGTCCGTACAAGGTCCGCTAGGAGCGCTACGAGCGTTTCCGGCGCTTGTCTCGGTGCCGACGACGGCTCACCGGCGGCCATCGTCGCCCCAGCCCTTCTATCCGCGCGGTCGGGCATTCCGCGCGGGGTGTGCCGGTCCTTTACGTCCTACGCAGCCGCCAGCACGGCATCTGCGCGAACGGCTCCCCGGCGAGCGGGGAACGGGATCACGTTGTCGATCTCTTCGTCGGTTCGGTTGTGCCCGTTGGTGACGCGGCCCGGGCGTCCGCGGCTCGCTCTCCGTTGCTTGTCCTTGTGCGTCGAAACCGTTTCGCCCCCGAACGGGTGACCCATCCGTCGCACCCGGATCGACTGCTGCGAACAGTGGTAGGCGGTGTTCTCTCGTTGGCACTACCGCCCCAATCCGCGGGGTGGCCGGGGTCAGTCCCGGATCGCCGGCGATTGCTGCGATCGCCTGCGCGCCCGCGTTACTCCTCGGACGGGAACCGGATGAACTGCGGCTTCACGTCGTGAAACCTCTCGGGCTCGGTCTGGCACGCGAAGTCGTTGCGCGCGTCGTTCTCGGACTCGAACAGGCGCTTGGAGACGTAGGCCACGCGGAGTTCCTCGCCGAACCCGACGACGAACCACGCCCACAGCGGGTGCAGCGGGTCCATCGCTACGCCTCGTCCACGTAGGCGCGCCACGACGACACGTCGCCCGTCCAGATTGCGCCCGTGCCGAGCGCCCCGGTGGGCCAGTACCAGCCGGCCGGACCCAAGAACAGGATGTCCCGAATCTCCACGGCGGCGCGGTCTAGGTCCGCGACGGCCTCGGCTTCAGTCGCCCTCTCCTGGAAGTAGAAGACCTCGTCGCGCCCGTTGCGCGAGGTGATGCGCAGGGCGGCGTTCCAGCGGCCGTTCCTCCCCTGTACCGTCGCCACCGCCCTACCTCCCCTGCGTCCGGCGCTGCTTGGCGCCGCGGCCGAACAGGGAGGCCAGGGAGCGCAACTTCGACGGCTTCGGCGCGGGCGGGTTGGGGTCCTGCGCCTCGTCCTCTGCCGTGCGCTCGCCGTCGGCGGTGCGCTGCGCCTTCGCCAGCGCCTTGCGCCACTCGGCGATCTGCCAAGCCTTCGCGGCCGAGCGCCGGTGCTTCCGGTCCTGCTTCGCCTCGGCCGAGTCGATGTGCCGCGCGATCGTCCGTCGCATGCTCGCCATGGAAACCCCTCCTCTACGGCTTGACGTACTCCTTGAAGATCACGATCGCGTCCAGCACATGGCCCACGGCCGACAGCGCGCGGTCACGGATTGCGAGTGAGTCGCCGTCGTTGATGAGCAGGCTGAGCGCCTCCTCTGCCTCGTCCATCGCCTTGCGCGCCCGGACGGTCGCGCCAAGTTCGGCCAGCCTGTCCTTCGTCGTGTCGAGAAACTCCGCTTCCCCTGGTTCCGTTCCGTTCGCCACTTGTCGCCCCTCCTACGAGGCCAGTGTGGCCTCCCACTCGGCTTCGGTCTGCGGCTCCTTCGATTCATCGAGAACCTCGGTCCCGAAGCAATCGCACCCAGGATGCGGCCTTTTCGGGAACTCGTCCTTCGTGTAGCACCCGGCGGGCATCCCGTACGAGTGTCCCTGCGCGAGTGCGGAGCACTCCGGGCAGTTGAAGTCCCCGGCCAAGTTCCACATGAGGCCCGCTACCCACGGGATGCCGTCCGACGCCGCCTTGTACGCTTCGTCGAATGCGCGGTCCGTTTCCGTGCGGCTCACGAGCCTCTGGTGGCGCTGTTCCATGTTCCAGACGCGCCAGGTGACGGCCCGGTCAACGGCCTCGGCACTTCCACGGGCGACCGCCTTCGCGATTTCGTCCGCGAAGTGCTCCGCGGCTGCGCGCGAACCAAGTTCCCCGCGCGCCAGCGTCCGCTCGTAGCGCGCGAACATCCTCCGCGCGTCGCTGCGCGCCCATGCCCGCGGGTCACCGCTCGCCGTGATGGCCTTCTTCGCCTCGGCAGCGATGGCGCGGACCTCGTCGGCGATTCTGAACCCGGGCGGACCGTCGTCGGTGAAGAGGACACTGTGGCCGACCTTGTCGCGCAACTGCTGCGCCAGAGTGCTCGCCGTCTGCCCGTGCCGGATGCCTTCGGCGAGGGCCTTCGACAGGCCCCGCATGATGGGCTCCGTGTTGATCCCGTGCAGCCGGCGCGAGAGGAACACCCGGCCGCCCTGGGTCACTTGGGACAGCCCGCCGCGCAACGTGGAGACCGTGTAGGACCGCCGCGCCGCTTGCCGCTCGACCCACTCGGCCGCCTTCTCGGCGAGCCCGGGTGGGAGGTTCCGCAGCGCCGTGTCCATGAGCCCGCTGGCCGCGATGCGGCTGCCCGCCCTTGCCGCGGCGTCCATCCCGGCCAGGATGTCCTTCCCGGCCTGCTCCGCGTACTCGGCGACGGCTTCGGCCAGGACGGCCTGCACCTCGCGCGCCGACAAGCCCTTGAGCCGCCGGTAGAGCATCCGCGCGGCCTGCGCGCTGTCCATCTCCGACCGCCGGAGGGCATCGCGGACGGCCCGGACCTGCTCCGGGGTGAGGCGCCGATAGCGCGCCATGCGTCAACCTACTGCGGCGGCGGGGGCGGAAGATCCTTGGAGGCGTCCGGCGCGGCGGGGGCCTTCAGCGCATCGATCTCCGCCTGCTTGCGCGCGGCCTCGGCGGCTGCCGCCATCTCCTCGTCCGTCGGCTCCCCTTCCCCTTCCGCCTTCAACAGCGCGTCGAGTTCCTTGTCCGACGCCGTGGTCTCCGTCTCGTCCATCTTCGGGGCAACGATGCTGCGCGCACGCTTGAGCAGGTGGACCTGCGTCACGGAGTCGAGCCCCGGCAGGTCGAGCGCCGCCTGGATCTGCGCCATCTCGGACATCTCGTCCCGCACGTCGAAGTCCACCGGCGGGTCGATCTTCACGGCGTCGAGGATCTCGCGGATCCGGTCGTCCTTCTCGTTGTAGTACTTGAGCACGAGCCGCAGGATCTGCCGCTCGACGTTCGCCATGCGGCGCGCCTGCGAGGCCAGCGCGGCGTTCAGGTGCGCGAAGGCGTACTGGCGCGAGACGCCGCTCATCGCCTGCGCCGTCGTCGCCAGCACGGTCTCGAGGCCGAGCGCCTTGTAGGCGTCGTCGCGGAGGTGCCCGTGGTGATCGACGTGCTGGTTCGCGGGCGTCGGGTCGGCCGTGATCCAGCCCGGTTTGTTGCCGCCCTCCATCGGGATCGGGGCGACGGTGCTGACGCCCGCGGCGATCTCGTCGATCGTCCGCTGGTCGCCGGGGTTGACCGGCCAGCCGAGCATCGGGAAGGTCGCCTTCTCGAAGATCTCGATCAGCCGGGAGATCGTGTTGAAGTCCTCACGCGCCGTCTGCCCGAGCTCGTCGGCCGGCGTCCACCCGAACAGGTCATCCCCGGTCGGGTCGTCGAACAGCGACAGCACGAGGGGGACCTCGTCGAGGTTGATGAGTCCCCCGCCGCCCTCGGTGAGCGGGACGATGCGCGGCTCCTTCTCGTCGCCCCGCAGCTGCCACGTCTGCCACCACTCCCGGGTGTAGATGCGGCATCGCTGGTACGTGTCGGCCGGGCGGAGCGGGTCGGAGCGGTCGATCACCTGGTCAACCAGCTTGACCCAGTTCCATCTGTTCCGCTCGTCGCGGTCCCACTCCCACAGGTCGCGCGCGCGGGGCGTCCAGATGTACGGAAGGCCCTTGCTGTCGGCCTCGGACTGCGCCCCCGTGTCGTCGGGGCGGGACACCATGATCGGCTGGCCGCGGAGCAGGATGGTCCGCAGCATGATCTCGGCGCGCCGGTCGTCCCAGGGGGTCCCGGTGCCGTCGCAGTCGGCGTAGAACGCGTCCACGCGGGCGTCGATGCCCTTCTGGCGCCCCACGGACGGACGGAGCAGCATCCCGAGCCAGTGGGTCAGGCCGTGGCGGAGGAGGTTCGTGTACCGGGACGCCGCGCGGCGCTGCCGGTACTCCTCCATCCCTTCCCGCTCGTGCTTGTCGAGGTAGCTGGACGCCGACGCCCAATCGGGGATCGTCGTGCGGGCGCCAGACGTCGAGAGAACCTGCGCACCGTAGACGGCCGCGAAACCTCCGGCGCCGTCGTAGGCGTCTTGCTGGTACTGGAACCAGCGGGCGAGGCGCTTTGCCTCATCATTCTGCGCCTCGAACTCCTGGCGCGTGATCTTCCCGCCGGTCGCCATGCGCTTCGCCTCTGTCGGCCGTCGGTTACGCGATCACCGTGACGTCGATCTCGTGCAGGATGCCGCAGATCCGCGCCTGGACCTTCGCGGACGAGGTCGCCGGGTGCGAGCCGCCGAGCGCGGGGATCCAGACCGTGAAGCCGTCGTCGGTCAGGGTCGTGATGCCGGTCATGGGGACGGTGCCCGCGATCAGTGCGAGCGCGGCGTCGTCGGCGCCCGACCCGAGCACGGTCCAGGCGAAGGCGGTCGTGGCGCCGCTGCCGTTGCTGCCGTCCGCGAGGCGGGCGGAGATCCAGTACTGCGCGGCCGCGCTGTCACGGATCGCCTGCAGGATGTGCAGGGCGGTCGAGGTGCCGACCTTGGCCCGGATGGTGATCCGGACGTCCTTCACCGTCTCGCTGCCCTGGTAGTTCTCGCGGACCTCGACGGTCGGCGGATCGGCCGCGGCGACGTTGAGGATGCGGATGAAGATGGTCTCCACGTCTTCGCCCGCGTTGCGCGCCTCGAACTCGAGATCCTTGTGGGCCCCCTGCGCCATCGTCAGCTTGGCCCGGCGCATCGCCTTCCCGGCGCCCCCGGTGAGGGAGACGCAGGCGGCGGTGGTGACGGATCCGAGGCCGGTCGAGCCGTGGACGTTGCGCGCCTGGACCACGTACTCCGCGCCGGAGGCCGACGCGGCCAGCGCGATCAGGATGTTCGCCACGGTGTCGCCGCCGCCGGCCAGGTCGAGGCCGATCGTCAGGATCCGCGTGGTCGCGCTCCAGTCCACAGCCGTTGCGACGGCCTGGACGATCTCGACGATGGGCGCGTTGGACAGGCTGATCGTGCCGCCTTCGAACGTGGCAGGCAGGGTGCCCGCCGTGCCCGTGAGGGTCGCCAGCTTGACGGCCGCGGCGCAGGCGTTCCAGTCGGCGAGCACGTTGGCGTAGGTGGTCGTCCCGGGAAGGAACGTCACGGTGATGGTCGTGCCCGATGCCGTGACGGAGTGCCCGGCGCCGGCGACCATGTAGACCAGCACGTACTTCGCCAGCGGGGCGAAGACGAGGAACTTGGCGGTGTCGTAGGTGATCGTCTTGGTGCGCGCCAGATCCTCGCCGACGTCGCCCGGGGCGATCATCTCCCAGATCAGGCCGTTGTTGGCCCCGGCGGGATCGATGGTGCCGCGCGCCTGGCGCCAGCTGGCCGGGATGAGCCCGCGGCCGAGCACGGCGATGGCGTCGTTCGCGCTGCCGGTGGACAGGGCGCCGCAGGCCAGGATGGACCCGCGGCCGAGGCGGCTGTCGAGCACGCCGATCACCCGCATCTCCTCCATGGCGAGGTCGAGCAGGTCGGCGGGGATGGCGCGGTTGCTCACGCCCTGGGGCATCGTCTCGCTGCGGATGGTCGTCATCGTGTCGGTCTCCTGTCAGGTGGCGGGCGGGGTGGACGGTTTCGGCGCGCGGTGGAACAGGCGCCAGAGCCAGTTGTGCTCGAGCCGTTCCAGCCGCCGGTTCGTGTCCGCGGTGTTGCGGTCCGCGATGAGGGCGATCCCCAGGACCGCGCCGCGCATCTCGTGCGCGTTGGGCTCGCGCCCGCGCATCATCTTCTCCATGAACTCGGGCAGGTCCCGCTGGATCGCCTTCTGGATCGCGTCGCTGAGCGCCTTCTGCCGGTGCTCGTCGAGGTCGGCGACCGGGGGCACCGCAACCGCGGCATCGCGCGTCTCTTCGCTCATGGAACCCCTCCTAGGCGTGTCGTGCGGGACGGACGTGTGACTGCTCACCCCTGGTCGCGGTGGCGATGACGTAGCGGAGCGCGTCGCAGGCGTGATCGTGGACCTTCACCGGCGACTCGGTCTCCCTTCGCTCGCTCTCCTCCGGGTAGTGGTAGTCCTCGATCTCGTCGATCAGGTTCTTGCAGTTCCGGGACACGAGCAGGCCGCCCTTGCGGCCGATCTGCGTTGCAACGGCGAGGCGCCCTGGGTCCGTGTCGTTCCAGGCGGCCTGCACCGCAACGCCTCGCGGCATCGCGGACCGAACGCCGGCGCCCTGCCCCGGATCCTCGGGGTCGTAGTAGATGGTCGTGATCGGGTAGCGGCTGCGGATCTCGACCACGGCGGCGAGGATCTCGGCCGGGGTCCGGCCGCGCTCGTAGAACTCCTCGACGACGCGCCAGTCCCCCTCGTGCGTTCGCCCGATGACGAGCATGGCGCACGGGTTCCGGTGCCCCCAGTCGATCCCGAGGTACCAGTCGCGGATGCCGCGCTCGGCGACGGCGTGGTCGACGACGTTGTTGGCCTCGCTCCACCGCTTGTAGACGCGGCCGTGGAGCGTCACGAACTCGGCGCCGAACTCCTGCTCGAACAGCCCGTCCATCCCGGCGTCGCGGTAGCGCTGCTCCGCGGCGAGGATCTCCGGGTCGTTGCGGCCCCCGGGGAAGGCGATGTCGTTAACCCAGCTGGGGAGCTTCCAGACGGCCCAGCGCATCCACGCGGGGCTCTTCTCACGGTGCCCCTGCAGGATCGACTGGTAGAGCCGGAAGATCCAGTTGCGCCGGCCGCGCGGGGTGGTGATGACGAACGCCGTCCCGTGCGCGCGGGCGATGCGGGGGAAGACCTTCCCCCAGAAGATGTCCCCCCCGTAGGTCGCGGCCTCGTCGAAGTCGCCGTGGTCGAGCGTCTGCCCGATCAGGCTGTCCGGGTGGTCGGCGCTCTTGCCCTCGATGATCCCGCCGCCCGGCAGCAGGATCTTGCGGTCTCCGCGGCTGCTCCCGGGGCGTCGAATCCACCCCCGACCCGCGAACGTGTCCCAGCATCCGTCGAAGATGCGGTCGGACAGGTCGTAGGTGGTGCTGATCTCCCAGGAGCGGTTGCCGGTGAGCGCGTAGGACTCGGCGATCTTGGAGGCGGTCCAGGACTTCCCGAACCCGCCGCCGCAGACCGCCAACTTGTACTGCGCATCGGACCGGAGGATCTCGTACTGTCCGGCGTGGGGAGCCTCGCCGTTGGCCGCGATCCAGCGCAGGACGTCAGCTGGTGCTCGTACCATCGGGCGGGGCCTCCTGCGGTGGCGTCTCTGCCACCGTTGGCGCCGCCGGGCGGTTGTCGGCCGACTTCTTCGCCGGGCCGAAGATGCGGTCCATCGTGGCTACGAAGTCGGCGTCCTGGCTCTGCGTCTCGGTCTTTTCGGTGGAGAGCCCAACGGCCAACCTGGCTGCCGTCACGTCGGCTGGAGCCGGGCCAAGCGCCCTGGCGACGTCCCGCACGTCCCTCGCCGTCTCGGCCTGCGCGGCCTGCATGCAGAGGGCCTTGGCGACTACCGTCTGCGCGTCGATGCGGATGACCGCCAGCGTGGCGCACCCTTCCTCGACGCTCACGCGGCACTCGGCCATCTTCTCCTGGCGCTTCTGGCGCTCCTCGAGCGTCCGCGGGTCACGGGACACGCGGAGCCGGTCGATCTCCCACTCCCCGCGGCGGCAGGCGACCCGCAACGTCTGCGGACTGAGGCCGACTCGCTTGCTCAGGGTGTGGAAATCGAAGCAATCCTCGAAGATGTACAGCGCGCGGGCGAGCTTGATGCGGCCCGGATCGGCCGGTTCGGTCTTGTGCTTCTTGGGGGGCATGGCGGATCACGGTAGGCGGCGCGCCTTCGCGCGTCGCAGTAGTCGATCAGGGCATCCTCGACGGCGTTGTGGTCGGACGACGACAGCCGCCCCTTGCCGCGCCAGGAGCAGTCGGCCATGGAGCCGACCGATCCGATCCGCGGGTTGCGGGTCGTGTACCCGCATCGGTCGCATTCCCAGACGTCGGAGATCGTGCGCCAGACGGGCACGGAGCCGTCCGACTCGCCCTCCCCGGCGAGGTCTGGACGGGGGGCGGGCTCGGGGTTCTCCCCGGGCGCAGCGTCTCGCCAGTGGCCGCGGCCGCCGCACTCCCGCTCGGAGCCGCGGCAGGAGCGCCTGGGGCAGTGCAGGACGGCCGAACGGAGCCCGGCCTGGATCAGTGCATCCCACGACGACGGGGCATTCAGGGCGCACCAGAGGAGCACGTCGCGCGGGATTGGGGTGGCGAAGCGGTCGAGCCGCCTGTGTGGCTCAGGCACCGAACGCGCCTCGCTCGGCGGCGCATCGCTCGCACCCACGAGGCGCAGCATCGCACTCGGCGCAGGCAACGCCCGGGCGCTCACGGTACGCATCCTGCCGACAGTTGAGCGGGTCCGTCGTCGAGACCAGCGCCAGCGTAGCCCCCCCCCGAGCACTGGCCTCGCCAGTAGAGCGTCTGGTTGCGGTCGAGACGGCCGCGGCAGGTTCCGTGGCTCCGGCCGGTGCTGTCCACCGTGACGGAGTTCCGGCCGAGGAGCCTGTCATGGACGCGACCGAGCATCGCCAGTTCCGTGAGCGGCCTTGCTCGGGTCGCCTTCTCGTTCAGGATCTCGCAGACGATCAGCCGGGCCTCCTGCGCGCCGTCGTCGGGTTCGCACCCGACGTCCAGTGCCAGGCGTCGCCCGAGGACTGCGACCCTCGCCCACTGCTCCCGATTCCCGACCCACTGTGCTTCGGTTGCGTCCATGACTGTACAGACGGGGGAAAGAATCAACGTCGTCGGTTGTCGTCGGTTGTCGTTCCTGCTTTCGCTACCATGGAAGATCCGAGGGGATGCCGAGTTCAAGTAGCCTCCGGGGGTGATTCTGGCGCAACCACTCAAGAAGCTGCGAGGCGAAGGCCACCATGCGGACCCCGTTCGAGAACCGCTTGCCCTCGTAGGCCGTATGGACGGGTAGCCCGTCGTCGGCGATGAGATCGTGTAGTGCCTCCTTGTCGGAGAACCCGACGATCCCGCCGATGTTCACCCGTCCGGCGGCCCACTCGGGTCCCCCGCTGACGACGCTGCGCGTGTCAAGGAAGGGCAACAGCGACCCGCGGGCCGCATCCGGCAGAAGCGGGAGCACGGGGATCACGGGGCCGCACCCTGGGAAGATGTTGCCCGGCTGCCGTTCTGCGGCGACGCCCATCACGCGGCCTCCGTTCCGGTCTTCTGCAGACCGAGCCCAGCCGCGGGGGGGTTCCTCAGGTACGCGATGGCCCTGGCGAGCGTGTCTGTCGAGTCGTGCGCGTAGCCGAGCATCTGGTTGCAGACGGTGCAGAGCAACCCGCGGACCTTGCCGGTGACGTGGTCGTGGTCGATGTGCCACTCGCCGCGCCAGCGACCGCCTGGATTATCCCCTCCGCAGATCGCGCATCGGCCGCCCTGTGACTCGACCATCTCCGTGTACTGACCCTCGGTGATCCCGTGCTTCTGGTACTTCCGGCGCCTCTCGTGCGCCGCGTTCCTGGCCGGGTCCGAGTGGTAGTACCGGCTGAAGTTGGCGCCCCTCTGCTCGGGGTGGGCGGCCCACCATTCCCGGCTTTGCGTCCGGTGACACAGCCTGCAGTAGGCCGACGCGCCGGCGGGGCGCGATCCTCCGCGCCGGTAGAACGCCGACAGCGGCTTCGTCTCCCCGCACTTCGGGCAGGTCTTCACGGGCTGTTCCGTCCCGACCATCGGTGCCGTCATCGTCTGCGCCTCCATTCCACCCTCCCCTACTTGCCGTGACCCTGGTACCCGTCCCGCCACCACCCGTCGCCCACCAGCACGACGTCCACCGGCTCGAGCTGGCGCACGGTGACCGGCGAGCCGCACGACGGGCAGACGGGGTCCACCTTGCGCTTCAGGTGCGCCGTGAGCGTCTCGGCGATGGTGAAGACCTTGGCGCACTCGACACAGCGGTAGGCGTAGGTGAGGTCGCTCACGGCTTGCCCTCCACCGGCACGGCTTCGACGGTGATGCGCCATGCCCACGGCCGCCTATCCTCGCGGCTGACGAACTGCTGGTCGGGCACGTCGTCGGGAACAACGTCCGGCAGTCCGATGGTCCCGCCTTCCTCGGCCGCGATGTAGGCCGCAGAGTCGAAGTCGGGCCCGAGATAGGAGCCCCTCACCACCGTCACCTTCCGCAGCGGCTTGGTGGTCGTCGTCGGGGATGGAGTTGTCCCCGCGATCATGCCCCCGGCGAGTTCACTTGACGCCCGTTCGGCGTCAGCGCCCTCCCATCGGTTGACGACTCCGGTGTCGTACACCCGGATCACCTCAACGCACTTCGGCATGGTTTCTCCTCAGCGCCCGCTTGGCGCGTTCGATCGCGGCGTCGATCCGCGTGCCCTTGGCGATGCGGACGCGGAAACGAACGCACGGCGCGTGGTCGTTCTCGGTCAACGCCAAGATGCGGGTGAGCAGTGAGGCGGGCTTCATCTTCCCTCCCTCCTCCACCTTCTCGCCCTCTCGCTGGCGGTCTCGGCACGGGGCGGTGGGCCGGGCTTGCGGCGTGGTTCAGGCTTCGCCAGTTCCACCGGCTGTCCGTCCCCGTAGCACGGGACCTCGGGGAGATCGGCGGTCACTGTGACGTAGCCGTAGAATGCAGCCCTCGGACAGTAGACCGGATCGCGCCGCTCTCCGTCGCCGCACTTCATCCGCACGCCGTCAACGGGGTTGTAGACGGCGACGGGGAGGCCGAGCCGGTTCTCGCCGCACATCGGGCACGGGCCTACAGCCATCGGTCACCCCAGAGCAGCCCGTCGCGGCGAAGGCAACCGCGCACGAACTCGACCATGGGCGGGCGCCGCCACACCGCCCGTCCGATCCCGTCCTCTGCGATCTCCCTCTCCGTTGTCCAGGCCATGCACCGGACGCAGTACCACCGGCCATCCTTGGCAAGCGACGCCTCGGCACCGCAGACGCGGCAGTGAACGTGCCAGCGCGGGCGAAGGGCACGGAGGAGCCGGTCGAGCAGCCTCATCGCTTCGCCTTCCCCGCCCTCTTTGCCTTCGCGGATTCGAGGGCGGCAAGGATTCGCCCCACCCCATCTTCGACCATGCGCTTGATCTCGTGCTCGCTCACGGGCCACTTGCCGAGCCCCTTGCATTCGAGCGCGGCGAGGGTGTCGCGGATTGCGCGCAGCGTCGCTCTGTCGGCCTCCAGCGCCTCCACCCGCTGTTCTAGCGCGCTCAGAGCCGATGACCGCTTCGCAGTCCAGAGACTTCCTCCGACGCATCCGGGGCACGGTTGACCATGCGGGTAGGAGGAGTCGAGGGCGCAGTTGCCGCAGTCCTTGCGCACGGCATCCGCCGCCGTCTTGCTCGCCCACTTGCCGACCGCTCGCAGCGACTCCGCAACGCATCGCCGTTCGAGGTACTGGGTTCGCAAGTATCCGTCCGCGTCGTGACGCGATGGGGCGTTTCCGCTCGCGACGGAACTCCACTTGGGACATTTGTTCGGCATCCTGATGTATCCGCAGTTGTCGGTTCCACAGTTCTGACAGGATCGGTCCATCAGTCCCTCCTCCCGTGCGCTTCGATGTACGCGTCAACGGCTTGGACGGTCGGCAGTACGATCTCATGCCAGCCGTCGCACCAGATCGCGTTGCAGTCGTTGTCCTTGTCGGTTCGCAGGTGGTAGGCGCGGTGTTCTTCACTCCACTTGAACGGCCAACCAGCCTTCGCCCACCGTTCCTCGTGCGTCCCCTCTTGCTGCGGCTCGATGGCGCGGATGGCGGCGATCACCTCGTCCATGTACGCGAGCCTGTGTTCCGATGGAGGTATCGCAAGGAACTTCGGCGGCAGTGCCTCCACCTTCTCCACCGCCCTCCTCTTTGCGTCCTCAAAGCCCTGCGCGTAGGAGGGCACGGCGGAGAGGACGGCGCGGACACCGGCTGCGACCTGCGAGTCGTGCGCGGTGTGATCGGGAAACGCAGCGCGGGCACCGTTGATGCCGACCTTCACAAGCCGCTCCACTTCCTTCTCGTCCATCACCTTCCCCCTTTCGCCCGGCGCTCGGCTGCCAGACAGCGACGAAGCCTGACCCATCCGATCCCAGTCTCGGTGGTTCCGGTCCTGAGTTTCACACCGAACGCTCCGCACCTGCGCGTGCCGATTACCCTGCTCTTGCACCCGGCGCACCCGACGTCGTCGCAGTCCACCTTGATCATGAGATAGCGTTTCATCTCGCCCCCTCCTTCACGACGGCGCGGGCCTTCGTGGCTACCATCCCGTTGATGGGCGAGAACTCGTGTACGCATCGATCACACGGGCGCTCCACCTCCGCCTCTTCCTTGGCGGCCTCCATCGCCTTGGGCGCGAGGGCGTCCGGTGTCGTGGCGAGCGTGTCGCGCAGGAGATCGCGGGCCATGCCCACGTAGCCGCTCTCGTTCGACGTGGGCACGATGCACAGGAGGTACGTCTGCACCCGAGCCATCGCCTCGCGCGTCTCCCGCAGCGCCTTCTCCGCGCGGTCGGCGCGGGACTCGGCGGCGGTCGCACGCGCAAGAGCACGGTCGAGCGATTGCGTCCAGCCCTCCGTCTCTGCACCCTCGCAACTGAGGTGATGGACGCGGCGCAACATGGTGTCGGCTTTCTCGGCTTCGACGTCACGCCGTCGCACCGCCTCGTCCAGCTTCCGGCGCAGCTCGTCGCGCTCGGCTTCGAGCGCCTGCGCGTCGGACAGGGGCACCCAACGACCGATAACGGACCGCTCAAAAGACACGGTGCCCTCGACGACAGACGGATCCCACCGCGTGATTCTTGTCGCCATCACTCGCACCCCGCCAGCTTCTCCTGCACCGGCGCCCGCCGCAGGCTCTCCCCGACGCACTCCACCGCGATCCCGTCCTGCCGCCGATGGGGCTTCACGGCCGCACCCCCGGGCACGCCCCGCGCTGGTACGAGCGCAGCATCTCCCCCGTCGTCCCAAGCGGAACCTCGACGGTCGCACCGCAGGCCCGGCATCGGTAGAGGGTCCACCACGGCGTGTCGAGCGGTTGACCCTGCAACGTCACCACGTCGCGCCGGTCGCCGGCTACCGTCCACTGGTGCGGCGTCGTCGGCGCCGCGAGCTGCTCGTTCCGCTTCGCGTGGTGCGTCGCGTTCTCGCCGCAGGCCGGACACACGAACTCGCCTTGCGCGTTCTGGCACATCAGAAAGCCTCCGTCTGTTCTGGCTCGCGCGGCTCGGTACGGTCGCGCGGCGGGATGGGGGCGGGCTGTGGGCCCGGAGGGGCCTCGAGGTGCATCCGCAGATCGTGATGTTCGTCGTCCCACACGATCCGCAAGACCTGCTCCGACATCGGGGAGGCGTCGCGGTGCAGCGCGCGGATCCTGTGCTCCGGGTCGTCGTCACCCTTCCGGCGCACGAGGATCAGCGAGTCGTACCACGCCGCCTTGTCGCCGCTGCCGCGGAGCTTGTGCGCGGCGCGACCCTGGTCACCACCGGCGGTCGGCTCCTTCCGGTAGTGGTCGAGCACCATCACCGCGCAGTGGTTCTCGACCTGCACCCGGCGGAGCCATCCAAGGATCGCGGCCACCTTCTCGCTGTCCTTCTCGTCCACGCCCGGGGTGACACGGCGCCACGGGTCCACGATCAGCAGGACCGGCTTGACCCGTCGCACGAGCGCGGCGAGGCGTCCGCGGCCACGGTCGTCGCGGATGTTGCACCCCTCCTGCGCCGAGATGTGCAGGTCCGCGGTGCGCCAGTCGATCCCGAGCGCGCGGCCGACGAGGCGCAGGCGGCGCTGGATCCTGCGCTTGTGGTCCTCCTCGAACACGGCGACGACGGGCCCCTTCTGGACGTCCCAGCGGTTCAGCCAGCGCGTCCCGGTGGCGATGGAGAGGGCCAGGCCGAGGGCGATGATCGTCTTGCTGCTCTTCTCGAACGCGGCGAGGAAGCCGCACGCCTCGTGGCCCCACCATCCGCCGACGAGCCACTCGGACACCTCGGGCCACTCGACGCGGTCGATCTCCGCGGCGGTCATGCTCGGCAGTTCGTTGCCACCGCACTCCCACCCCGTGCGCATCCGCTCGAGCGCCGCGGCGACCTGTTCCCGGCTGGCGTCCGGGTCGTTGGCAAGCGACGACGCGACCGCGGCGTTCTGCTGGACGTCGCGCCGGCGGGCCAAGTCGGACACGCGGCGCGCGTAGGTCTCGGGGTGCCCGAAGTGCGGGACGGCGGTCTCGAGCGCGTCGATGTACGACTCGCCGCCGACGACTTGCCACCGTCCCATCCGCTGCAGCTCGGCCTTGAGCGTCACGGGGTCGACGTCGGCGCCGTCGCGGTGGACGGCCAGCATCGCCGTGAAGATCATCCGGTGGGGCTCGAGGTAGAAGTCACCGGCGCCGACCATCTCGGCCACGGCGTCGAGCGTCCCCTGCTCGAGGTAGGCGCAGCCCAGGAGGGCGCGCTCGGCCTCGTCGTCATGGATCGGCTCGTTCATTGGCGGGTCACCTCGTCGCGCTCGTCGTAGTTGCGGCCCTTGGGACCCTGCGGCTTGTCCCAGTCGTCGTCTGGGGTGGAGACGGGGGTCAGGTACTTGTTGACCCGCGCCGCGTCGAGCCAGCGCAGCGCCCATCCGTTCTTCACGAGGAACGGATCGCGGTCGTTGACGTAGGCGGTGATGACGCGCACGACGTCCTCCCACGACAACGGGGCCAGGATGGACTCGCAACACCCGGCCCCGGACATGTCCTCGACCCCCTTGATCCCTTTGGCGTCGAGCAGGGAGCGGTGGAGCCGAGCGATCCGGCCGCCGAGCGATCTGGTTGGCTCTTCGAACGCGGGCGCGCGATCCCCCCCGGAGTGGAGCGGAGCGGATGGGAGAGGATCTACGTTCAGCGTGGCGCTTGACCGTGCCGGTTCAACCGGGGCGCTTGACCGTGCCGGTTGACCGGATCGCTTTGCCGCCGAGGCTTTCCCACCTCGGCGTGCAAGTTCTGCCATCTCCGCTACACGGGCCCTGACCTGCTCCGCGCTCGGGTTGTGTTCGAGGTAGTGGTGTACGGCGACCCCTCCGTCGCGGTCCTGAAGCAGCCGGACCTCCTTCGCCTTGGCGAGCGCGGCCGACAGGTTTCGGAAGTTCCCGAGGGTGACGAGGGCCTCAGACGGAACGAATCCGTCCGTGAGGTGCCGCGTCGCGTAGGCGATGCAGCAGACCCACAACCACGCCGCCTCGGGGCCGGCGCGTAGAACCTTCGTGTGCGACGCGATGGAGTCGTCGAGCTTGAGCCAGGTCATCTGAGATCGCTCCTCGGGCGCCGTGCGCTGAACCGTGACCATGTGGTCGAGGTTGTGGGACCGTCGAGCCACGAGGCCACGGTCCAGCGGACGACACCCAAGGGCGAACGAAGTAGCTCGACGGTCCCACGAGATCCACCGTCCACCCGTTCAGCCCCGAAGTCAACGAAAATCGTCATCGGACCTCCACCGCTCCACGCCCCATCCTCGCCAGCAACCGACGCCACGCGGCGACGATGCACCCGACCTCCGTGCTCTCGTCCCATTGGCCCAGCTCGACCGCGGGCCCGCACATGATCCCGATCCGAGGTCCGAGATCCGGGTCGCGCCAGAAGAGGCAGATGGCGCACAGGGGCAACCCATCCACGGGCGGCACGACCCAGACTTCCCGGAACGCCAGTTCAAGGGCGGTCGTCTCGGCGGCGGTCATCGGGGCACCTCGGCCACTTCGATCTCGTCCTGCTCTACCGTCCGCAGTTCGACGCCGCACTGGCGGGCGATGGCGTAGAGGTCAAGACCGCGCGTCGCCTCGGACGCAATGAGCGAAGCGGGTAGGTGAACAACGACACCACCGACGACCATGCGACGTGGTAGGTCGCGCAGCACCTCCGCGGGTCCGTCTGCGGTCATCGTCCGCACCGATACAGGCGACGGTCAACGGCGTCTTCGTGCTCCATCGCAAGCACCTCCGCGTGGCGATCTCCGGTGGTGAGGTACACGGCGATGTCGTCGCAGCTTGGCGGCATGGTCCATCCCGACCCGAACAAATCCCTCCCTTTGGCCTCCGATTCGACGTAGTGGAGGTCGTCAAGCTCGGCCACCGGCAGACCGGCGCAGACGATGAAGCCCTTGGGCCGCATGTGCTCACAGGCGATCCGGGCGGATGCGATGGCGCGACGGAGGGTCATCGCGCCTCCGGTCCTTCGATCCTGATCTCGTCCCACTGATCGCCTCCACAGAACGGGCAGACGTCATAACCGCCCGTACTACGCACGATCCGCGTGCCGGGATAGACGCGCCGCAACTCGTCGGCCCAATCGGCGGTCATCTTGGCGATGGTTCCGTGGTGTCCGGCAGACACGGTTGGGCAACGGAGACACCCCCATGCGCGCTCGCCGCGGTTATCTGGCCGCAACAGGTACAATGCTTCGTTGTGGTTTCTGGTGCGCATCACCCACCCCCGCCGGTAGGGAGGCCGATGGCGAAGAGGTCGCCCTGTGTCGTCGCCTTCCCAGCCTCCCGCACCTCGACCTGCCTCCCCACGCGGATCGCCAGGTGGTAGAGCCCCGGGTCAGCCAGTAGACCGGCGTCAAGCTCGCTCGTGTGCCGCCCATGCACGTCTACCCGCCCGCCGAGCACGACGCCGTGCGGCCCCTCGCCGTCGTCGCTGCCGTCACCCGGGCGATCGACGCGGACGTGAACCCAGTAGGAGCCGTCGTCGCATCGGGCGAGGTCTACGTCGCCGCCAGGGAACACGACGCGGAAGTGGTCGGGCTCCGGGTTGCGCGGGTCGCCGCGAAGCTCGACCTGCTGCGCCTTCTCTCCGGCGGCGGTGACGCGAAGGGGCTTCATGATGCCGCCTCTGCGCCGCGCGTGTTCGACGAGACGATGGCCTCGGCGACTTGGGGGCAGACGGCATTCCCGCAGAGCGCGATCTGCTGTGTCTTGGTCATCGGCTTGCCGTTGAAGTCGGGCGCGATCTCGTAGTCACCGGGGAAGCCCTGCGCCGCGAACAACTCGTGCGGGGCGAGCATCCTCAGGCCCAGGTCGGCGATCTCGTACTGCTCCCCAGCGATGGTCACGAGTCCGAAGCGGGCCTTGGACGTGACCGTGTGCAGCGGGTCGAACAGGCCCTGCTGCTGGCCCCCGGTGCCGTAGTATTTGATCAGGAACGCGCGCACCTCACCGAGGTGTCCCCCTTGCCCCGTGACGGTCGGCAAGGGCCCGGCGACATCGGACCCGATCGACGTCCCGTAGAACTTCGTGACGTAGGCAGCGACAAGCGAGTGATGGTCCCTCGCCGTGACCGTGGGGACCGGAAGCCCCATCTGCCGCCCGACCACGCCCCCGAAGTGGCGCGCCAGGAAGGCGGCGACCAGCGCGTGCTTCGCGCCGCCAGCGACGACCGTCCCGAGCGGCTTGTCGAGGCCAGGGACGCGCGGGGCCTGTCCGTCGCGCTCGCCGTAGCCGGTGGTCACCAGCGTCGGGGCGCACAGGGCGAGCTCGCCACGGTGCGCCGCGGTGACCGTGGGGAGCGGAGAGGCGACCCCGCGGCCGCGGTCCCCGCCCTGGTGCGTCATCGGCACGATGAACGGCTCGGCGGCCTCTATCACGAACCGTCGCACCCCGGCCGCGATGCGCCGCAGGGTCGCCTCCGCGAGCGGGCGGGCGCGGTCGAAGATGGACGGGCACGGCAGTGACCAGTCGATCACCTCGGCGGCCGGACGCCACGACAACGGCCTGCCCTGCCCGTGCGTCGGCTCCGGCCAGGCAATCCCGGCGCCGTCACGACGGGCGACGAGGAACATCCGCTTGCGCGTCGTCGGCGTGCCGTAGTCGGCGGCAACGAGCGTGCGGAAGTCGAGCGAGTAGCCGAGGCCGACGAGTTGGTTGAGCCAGAGGCGGAACGTCGAGCCCGCCTTCTCCGGGTCGGGGTAGCCCTTGTCGTCGAGAGGCCCCCACGTCTGGAACTCCTCGACGTTCTCGACGACGATCACGCGCGGCCGCACCTTGCGCGCCCACTTCACGACGACCCAGGCGAGCGAGCGGATGCCGTGTGACCTCGGGACGTTGCCCTTGGCGCGACTGAAATGGCAGCAATCCGGCGAGAACCACGCGAGCCCCACCGGCCGCGTCCCGCACGCTTCGCGCGGGTCCACCGCCCAAATGTCCTCTTGGTAGTGCCGGGTCTCGGGGTGGTTCACCTTGTGGAGCGCGATGGCGGCAGCGCTGTGGTTGATGGCGATGTCCACCGGCCGGCCGAGGGCGGCTTCGATGCCGGTGGAGGCGCCGCCCGCTCCCGCGAAGCAGTCCACGACCAGCTCTCCCGGCAGCCCGAAGGAGGCGCGGATCTGCGGCGGCCTCACGCGGGCCTCCCTTCCGCTTCCAGCGCCTCGATCCGCTCCTCGGCACCTGTCCCTGGCCTCTGCGGCATTCGCCCATCGTGCGTTCGCGGTGGTGACCCTGGCGCGCGACGAACCGGGCGGCAGTGCGGCCCTCGCCCGGCAGGCTCGCTCCGATGCGCGGGTGAGGCGCAGGAGGTCACGGCGCAGGGCGAGGAGGATGGTGGGGCGGTCGGCGGTGGTCATGGCTTCACCCACGGCAGGTCGGTATGGGTGCGGCCGTCCAGCGTCGGGTGCTTCGTGACCACGCTCCGCCGCTCCTCGCACGTCTCGTCGCACGGCGCGAACGGGCAGTCGTCGTCGTGCCGCTGGCAGCCCGGCGTCGGCATCTGCTTCAGGTAGTAGGCCGTCCCAGCCGCGGCGCACTGGTCGCGGACCGACCTCGCCCACGCGATGTCGAACGGGCGACGGCCGGGTCCCGATTCGCAACCCTGTACCAGCCACGAGATCCCGCGCAGGTCGAGTTCTCCAACGTCACCAACTTGCGGCTCGATGGAGATCCAGCGGTGCGCCGCTGGCGTCTCACGCAGGACGTCGACGCGGGCCAATGAGTCGCGGTCCTCGACCGAGACGCCGATCCAGAGGTTCGACGGGAAGCCGAGCACTGGGCGCTGCGAACGGTCGCCGCTGGGGTAGAAGGACGTCCGGCTGACCCACTCGCGCGCCCGCCCGATCCGCTTGGTGAGCAGCAGGAAGCGATGCTGCGGGGCCTCGGAGACGTGGCCGAGCATCCGCCCGAGGGCCATGTCCCAGTGGCCGTCTCCGGCCATTGCGAAGGCGTCGCCCATGAAGCAAAGGGCGATGGTGGACGGCCGCCGCCACCGCTTCCACTCGCCCATCCGGTCCTCATGCACGGTCGGCTGGAACGGGTTCGTCTTGCAGTAGCCGAAGCGCCCGGCGTGGCGCTGTGCGAAGCGGCGAGCCCAGCATCGATCCCAGCATTGGAGGCCGGGAAGGCAGCCCGTCAGCGGGTTGGATCGGCGCTCGGCGTAGCTGGCTGGCGCGTTGCTCATGGGGACCTCCCCGCCTGCACCGCGAGCACGAGATCGATCGGTGAAGGTACGAGGCAGGCGAGCGCCGCGCAGGCCGCGTCGGACTCGTGCTCCGTCAGTTCGCCCCATGGCCCGGCGCAGAGCCCGGACCCTACGACGTGGGCCCACACCGCCGTCTTGTTCGCCGCGGCGGCATCCCGGCGCGCCTTGTCGGCCGCGCGCTCTTGCTCCTTGCTGCATCCCTTGGGTGCTGACTTCGGGAGCGGCGGTCGCTTCGGCACGCCGAGGCGCTTGTGAATCTCCTGCGGCGTGAACTGTGCGATGGGGAGGATCCCCAGCTCGACGACGGCCACGGCGTACCCGAACGCCTGACGCGCCGCCGCTGCCGCGTTGCGCGCCTGCGAGAACGCCTCCATCGAAGCGACGTCTACCCCGCCGCGGGGGCCGAGGAAGGCGGAGATCCCGGATCGGATCTCGCGGATGCGCCGGAGGTGGTCGTCAACGACGAGCAGGCGGCGCTTCTTCGGCGTCGTCGCCGTGGTGATCGTCGTCCACCTCGCGAGGCGTGCGGCCATGCCGTCCCACTCGACGAGGGCGAGCCCGGTGGCGGTGAACCCGGTATCGATGCCGAGAAGCCGCACGCTCACGGCTTCCCAGCCTCCCGCAGCGCCTTGTCGAACTGCTGTCCGGTCACGGTCACCTCGCGACCCTCGAACGAAACGGTCACGGTGCCGTCGTCGCCCGCCTCGGTCTTGTCGGGCGCCTCTTCCGTCTCCCCCTTCGACCGGATCGGCATGAGCACCCCGAGCACGTCCTCCCCGTTCTCTCCGGCCGCGACGAGGCAGAGCCCCGCCAGTCCGCCGCGCATCTCGACCTTCACGGACGCGGCGCCCGCGGCCAGGATCGCCGTGAGCATGTCGCGGAGCAGCTCGGTCCCGAACAGCTGGGCGCAGACCACCTCGCCGGTCGGGATGTGGCGGAACATGCTCTCCGGCCAGCCGTCGTCGGCCTTGCCGCCCTCGACCTGCACCCGGCGCGCCTCCGAGCCGCAGCGCACCATCGTTTCCGCGCCGAGGATGATCTCGACGGGCGGCGGCTCGCCTTCCTTTGGCGCCTTCACGGCCTTGACCACGACGGCCAGATCGTCGGCGCCGGGGGCCGCCACGGTGCCGACCGGGGCCGACGCGACGACCGAGCCGAAGAGGTCGAGGTTCACCTCCGGCGTCTCGGCGGTCATGCACAGGAAGCCGAAGCCGTTGGTCGAGGTCCCGCGCACGAGCCCGCTCGCGAGGGCCTCCACGCGCACGGTGCGCATCCAGGGCGGGGCTTCCTTGTTCGTGGAGGCCGCCCTCGACAACGCGGCGAACGAGCGCGGGATCGTGATCGCGGTCTGGTCCTGCTTCTTCATCACACCCTCCAGCCCCTTGTCGCCGGGTAAGCAGCGGCAAGGGCGGCCTGCCCCGAGGGGCGCTGGCCTGCCCGGACAACCGGGCTCTGCGGCTTGCGCCGCTGGTTCGTGTCGCTGCGCGATGTGTGGCTGTCCATGCTCTGACAGGCATGCGCCGTCACCTCGGCAGCGATCTCGGGATCCGAAACGGTCGCAGCCGCCACGGCGACGCGCTCCTCGGCGCGCTCCGCTGCCGGGCGGCAGACTTCCAAGGTGCGGGGCGACAGACACAGCGGATCGATGTTCACGGCGCCACGCTCCCGGCCGTCAGGTTCATGGCGACGCGCATCTGGACCACGCGCCAGTCCTTCGCTCCGGCCGACTTCGCCCAATCCGCCGCCCTCTTCTCGTCGGTGAAGCACGGGTAGACGTTGTCCTCGCCGGGGAGGCAGAGGAGCGCCTCGCCGACCTTGCCGGGGACGACGACGAGGTAGGTGGACACGGTGCGCATCACAGCCACCCCGCCCACCATCCAAGCAGGACGATCATGCAGACCAGCGCGAAACCACCGATGCAGGCGCAGATCGTCTCGTAGGTGTCGGGTCGCATCGTTCGCTCCTCCTCGGTCCACCGTCCGGCCTACGACGGCCGCAGCGCCAAGTGCGCCACGGGGGATGGGGTGCGGCCCACGGTTTGCCCGGTTTGCGGGCCGCACCCTTCGCGCCTGGACCATTCCAGGCGGGACCAGCTCAGGCGCCGCGCACCTCCCCGTTCTCGTCGCCGGCCGGGGGCGCTTCGTGCGGCTCGACGGGACCGGCCTTGTCGTGGGGGCCGGGCTTGGTGATCTTCACGCCGACTCCCTTCGCCTTCGCCGCCGCCCGATCGCGGACCTGCTTCGCCAGGTCGGACATCGGGTCCGCCGGCTTGGGCTTCGCCGCGTCCGCGGCCTTCTTCGTCGCCGCGGGGCTGTCGTCGGGCTCGGGGAACTCGTCCTCGAGCTGGCCGTCGCCCTCGCGGAGACGGTTGCGGATGCCGGTCAGGATCTCGAGGTGCTCGAGCGTCACCTCGCGCTCGTCGGTGATCTGCAGGCGCGCGAACAGCCGCTCGGGGGACACTCCCATCTTGCCGAACGATTCGATCGCGCGCGTGCGGCGTTCCGACAGGCTCTTGAGGTCGCCGACCGCGGCCTCGCGCGCGCGGGCGTACACCTCGTCCACGACAGCCTTCGGGATGACGCGGAAGACGGCGTTGCGGAGCGCGATGCTCGCCGCGGCGTTCGCGGTCGTGGCGATCATGTCGGGGCTGTACCGCTCGCCGTTGCTGGTGCGGATGCTGCGCCGACTCTCCGCCTGGATCAGCAGGTTCCGCTCGAGGTCCCATGCCGTCCCGATGGCCGTCACGCTGTCGGGCCCCTCGTCGCCGAGGCGGGTCTGGCAGCGCATGTTGCCCCACGCGCTCGCCATGATCTCGGCGAGACGGATCGACGGCCCGGTGATGTCCTTCCCGCCGCGCCGGTAGGAGTAGATGCAGGCTTCGCTCATCTCCTGGGAGATCGTCGCCATGCTCGCGGCGTCGTTGATGACCCTCCCCAGTCGCCGCGGGTACGCCTTCGCGGTGGTGACCTGCAGATCCACCTCGGACCGCATGCCCTGGTCGATCTTGAAGATCGCCGTCGGCTTCTCGTTCTCGTCCTGGTCCCGTTCGACTGCCATGGTCACTCCTCCTTCTTCGACTTCTTGGCCGGGAGCAGCTTCGGCTCCGACACTCGGAGCACCCTGTATCCCGGCTTGATCCTGGTATGCCGCGCGACGATCTCGGGCGTCGCGCCGGCGTCCATCGCCACCGCCTGCCAGTTCGTGTCCTCGGAACCCTTCGTCGTCTTCCAGGTCACGCGAGGCGCACCGATGCCGAGGTCCAGTCCGGCGCCCGACCCGCACATCCCCGTCAGGATCGCGTGGATGCGATCCCGCTCGTCCTCGCGCGCCTTGATCTCCGCCTTCACCTCGGCGAAGCGCCGCGCCAGATCGATCGTCGGCGTGACCAGCTCGGACAGCACCGGGGTCAACTCGGCGCTGGTCTGCGCGAACAGCCGCTTGACCACCTCGAGGTCGCTCGCCTGCGCCTGTTCGACCGGGGGGATCTTCGTCTCGACGTGGTCGCGCCAGAACTTCTCGGCGACCTCGATCAACGCTTCCTGTAGCTCGGGGTGCGCGTCGATGCGGTAGACCCACAGCCGCCCCATGGCGTGGGGCGCGTAGACGAGGGCGCCGACGTAGGCGAACGAGAGACCCGTCGCCGCGAGCTGGTACTGGACCTGCGGCAGGTAGTACCGGGCGACAGCGGCCGGCCGTCCGATCTTCGCCCCGTTCGGGCCGACCTCGCAGGGGTCGTCCTCCGGGTCGGTCCAGTCGGATTGCGTCCAGCCCGGGGCCTTGACCTCGGCGACCCCGGCGCGCGGAGACAGGACGCCGCCCTGGTGCGCGTACCCGTCGGGGGTGGCGATGACGATCGGGTGGTCGGGGTGCCGCACCAGTTCGTTGTTCGGCGTGACCGTCAGGCCGATCTCGTCCGCGAGCCACTCGAGGATCGCGCCCTCGAGGCGGTTGCCCCTCTTCTGGTCGGGCGTCTCGTCCGACTGCGGGCGCGGCTTGCACTTCGCCTCCCAGACGGACAGCGGCGACGACCACGGATTGAGGCCGGCGACGGCCCCGATCTCCGATGCGCCGATGCCGGACTTTCTATCCCTGAGGTTCTCGGCTGTCAGCATCTTCTCACCCTCCTTCGCGTACCCGGGAAGGTCCCCGTCGAGCAGCGCCAAGGAGGAGACGCCACGCGGGGACCTGCCCGGGGACACAAGGTCACCCGGGACACCGAAAGCGACTACTCGGCCGGCCGCGCCGTCTCGGCCTTCGCCTCCTTGCCACCGAACGCCTGCGCCGCCGCGTCGACGCGCTCTACGGCCGCCGTGACCTCGCGCGCGTTTGGTTGTCCGTGCGCATGGAGCTCAAGCGCCACCTCGATCAGCATGGCGGCCACGTGGACCTCGTGCAGCGCGAGGCGCAGGTCGTCCTCGTGCGGAGCGGAGGGGATGGTGGCGGTGGGGATGCGGCAGGTCATGACTTCACCCGGTGCGGCCAGCGACCGAGCGCCAGTCCGAGCACCCACGGGGCCAGAGGTCCGAGCGGCACGTGGTCTATGAGCCAGAAACAGAACCGTCGCATCACGGCGCACCACCGCCGGCCGCCGCCCGGAGCGCCTCAACCTCGGCCCTCAGTCCCTCGATCTCCGCCGTCGTCTCGTCGAGTAGCACTTGGAGCTTGTCCCGGAGGCCCTCGTTCTCCTCCTTCGTCTCCGCCAGGATCTCGTCCGACCTGTCGCGTTCCGTCTCCGCATCCGAGGCCGCGCGCTCCGCCTTCTCGGCGCGCTCCTCGGCCGCGGTGAGCGCTTGGTCGAGTTCCTCCAACTCGCTCGCGATGGCGATTGCGGCCTTGCTGGTTAGGTCCAACCTGATCGTTCTGCTGCTCACGCCGTCACCCCTTCCACGGCCTCGTCGCCGTCCGCGAGGCAGGCGATGCACGGCGACGTGATCACGCCGCTCGCCTCCCCCAGCCGGCCGAGTCCAAGGCGCCCGACGTCGGCCGAGGAAGCCGTGAGGCCCCGCGGCTCCGTCCCGGCGCGCAGCTGGGCAGCCGCCTCACGCGCGAAGGCAGCAGCGCGGTCGAAGCTGCGGCCCGCGTCCGAGAGCACGTCCGCGCGGTGCAACTGGTCCGCGGTGGCGCAGGTGGAGAGGCGGGTCACGGCGCCACCTTCCCATCCGCCCTCACCGGCTTGTGGCTCTCGTCGAGCTTGTACGCGACGCCGGGCTCGATCCCGTCCTCCCCGGCGTAGCCGATCACGGTGCGGTAGCGGCTGCCGTCCCAGTAGCGCAGCAGGATCTGGCCGCTGTCCCCGGCGGTGGCGGTGCCTCTGTACCCGGCGGTGGCGGTGCCGCTGTCCCCGGCGGTGGCGGTGCCGCTGTCCCCGGCGGTGGCGGTGCCGCTGTCCCCGGCGGTGGCGGTGCCGCTGTACCCGGCGGTGGCGGTGCCGCTGTCCCCGGCGGTGGCGGTGCCTCTGTACCCGGCGGTGGCGGTGCCTCTGTACCCGGCGGTGCCGGTGCATCTGTCCCCC